AACTTCAGTAAACGTACCAGCACCTGACACAGCAGTCGCACCGTTCTTACTTATTGTGACAGTAGGTGCAGTCTGACCAGTCTTAGGCGTAAAGCCATCCGTAGAGTCAACCAGTAATACTGGGATGCGTCTACGAGCTGCTGTTGATTCGGATAGTTTTATTTGAAACATATGTCACCCGTTAAACATTGTAAACGATGCAGACGATCCACCACCACCGGCGGACTGCGTAAACGTAGTAATGTCAGGATTAATTGCCCATCTAAACGTACCTGCCTCAGTCCATGTATTAGTATCTAAATTAGCATCAACGCCGAACATAGGTACATCACTTAAGCAGTCTGCATCTTGCGCCCTGTTAAATGTCAACTTTCCGCAATTTACTGTGTCACCACCAGATGCAATACCAACTAAATATTTAATACCCGTGTTGAGTGTCTGTTCTGTGTCAAACGGAATGTATATTGCACCTTGTTGATTCAAATTCATAATAAATGTCCATGCAGGAGCGCCACCGGTAGCAAGACTTTTACTTGTAATTAATGTCGGTGGATAGGACGTCGCATTGTAAAGTCGTAGACTTGCTGTAATAAAACTTGCATTTGCTTGAATTGGAGTAACAATACCTTGTAATTTATATGTAGCACCCATAGATGTAGGAACTGTAAATGAGGTTCCAGCAAATCCAGTGTAGTTAAAAGGCGTGTGTATATTAGACGTACTTGAATTTGAAACAGGGTACCCGTAAGTTTCAGTAGCTGATGCTATACCCCACCTAAATGCATTAGTAACACCACTTGAAGATGTGTAACCAAATGGTTGTCCAGATGTAAGTGTGTAATCACGTTTACTCTGCTGTTGATTTTGCACCACACTTAAACCACCACTCCATGTTCCATATGACTCTAATCCAATAGAATATACTTGTCCCCTTGTAATGGTTTGTGGCGTTGTAAGGTTCCACCATGTAAATGTTGGCGTTGATATACCAGCAGTAGTTGTAATAGGATTTGCATCTGTATACAACTTTGTTCCGGGAGTAAACGTTTGACCAAAACCGGGATATAACCACATTGCTATCCGTATTGGCGGTGTTCCAGATGAGCTATTTACACACATACCGAATTGCGTAATAGTCATGGTTTTCTCAGCAACAAACATCATTATGACGTATTGGCTTGCTGCACTAAAACCAAAAGTCGGTTCAGATCCACCTGCTGGTTGAAATGAAGTTCCGTACCTACCAATTACATCAAGTATCATGACGCAATTACCCAAATGTCATCAGGGTCACTAATGGATAACGTAGCTGTTTTACCTGCAAGCCGTTGCTCTGAGTAATCCATAATTAGTAATGCCTTCAATAACATAGCAATTTGTGGAACAAGCGTTTGGCAATACTCCTGCAATGCCGCATCGTTATTAAACACAATGCAGTCAGATTCATTCCACCAAACAATAAGCCGACCGTCTGGTAGTACATCTGCTTTGACTAATTGTGTGGATGCAGAGTACATTACTCGCTTACCTTCTTAAGAGCCTTCTCAATAAGGATATTAAAAGCTTGCACAGTTCTAAGACCAAGTGTGCCAAGCAGAAAGGATAAGCCAATCATTTGATGGGGCTGCTCCCATCCAAGTTCCTTTGCTACTAGTGGAGTTAAGTATATTGCTGATGCAGTTCCTGATAATACAGTTATAATTCCCTGCAACACAGACTTTATCTTGTTCCAGTCAGTGCCAATAACAGCACCTATAAAACCAGCAAGTAGTGTATTTAAATCTATCTGGAACTTATCCATCGATGTCCCTCGTCGTTTCACTGACTTTTCTCACCTCCGGTAACTTAGTGCCAAACATTGGAAGGTTGCTATCTTGCCTCATAAAGAACGCAATCAACGCAGTTGCCATGGCTGGTATACCAGCACGGATACCTTCGACGCTAGACAAGAGTATAGCCTTAGTCACCGTTTCATAAGTTGCGGTGTCGGAGATGTGTTGTGTTTTCCACGCAGAGTCAAACTCAGGAGCTGCCGATGTAATAAAAGCAGCTAGGGCAATTATCAACATGCGACCCCAAGCTACGTTCACTGCTGCGTTACCACTGGAGGGATAGCAAACGGGCCACCTGGACGTCTGAGGCCAGTATCTAGCTGCATATACAACTTCATACGGACAGTGTCATACCAGTTCTTCCAGAACATACGGTTAGCCAATGTTGGATCATCAATGTTTTTCATAATGACTTTAGTTGCCGCAAACGCAGGCACAGCCTGGCGTAGCAAGTCATCTGGGATAAAGCTAAACGATGTAGCGTCACTAAGTGTGCAATCAGGAATACCATATCCACGTAGAGTGACACTCGTAGTTGCGCCTACTACATATGGGTACAGACTTACTGCGTAGTTATCCTGCCGATACCAGTGCGTTACATTAGCTGCAGCTGCAACAGTGGTAGACGCATACCCTAAATCGTTAGCTCTAAGACTAGCTTCACCAGTATGAGTTAATAGGGTGCTACCAATCAGGGCATCGGTCGGAAACCACATTGTCGTATTCGCTGGGCTTGGAGTTGCCAGACTTTGAATCAAACCAGTCCGTATACCTGACGAAAAAGATAACGTACCAGTAACAGGAAAGGCTACACATGAACGGCATAACTCAGCAACTCCTTCAGCAATAAACATATTGATAGTAGAGTCGCTATCGTAGCTGGCAACGGTACCGCCAAAGCCGTCACCCAATGCACCGACAGTGGTGTTATTGGCCTCATTTAAGATCTTGTAGGTTTCATTGCGCAACTGCGCCATGGTTTGTGCCATTAGACTGCCTTCCTTGCGTACGTAGCTGCGTACGATTCGACTAGTCCTAGGCGATTTTCATATTGCGCGTTATAGATTTGAAATTGATTTGCATCACCTTCCTGCATCGCGCGTATGGACAACACACCGTAAACCAAACAGTCGTGTGCCACTTCAGGTAAAGGGCAGGTTGTAGCATCAGACATAGCTTGCGCAATACCACTACTGTCGTATGACCAGTAATCTCCAGGTATTCCATATCCTTCAACCATCAAGCCCTGAGTAATATTTGTAGATGGAGGCGGGTACACCTCGATTTTATTCATGCCGAATATAACTGCATGCGAAGGATAGGCTCCTGAGCCATCGTTACGCACCATGTCTACCTTCTTGTCCCACGCATCCCAGGTACGCATGCGTTCCCAGTTACCGGACGTAGATAAGACTTGAATATTACGGATCTTATACAAATCACTTGCACAGTATGCAACTTGATCTGCAACCAGATCAAGGTACCGTTTGCCAATGTAGCAGTCGGTAGACCTAGCGATCTGGTTGCAAACCTCAATGATGAGCAAGTCAAGACCAAACGGATCCTGATCATTTTCAGACCCGAAGTAATGCCGTCCCAGAAGACGGATTCTACGTTTGATCTCTCCTCGTGTCATTAAAGAATACCGCCGTCCTTACCGGATACAACTTGTACCTTGTAAGTGTAAGCGCCAGCTGATGGAGCAGTACCACCACCGTAAACGTCAGTTACATCAACACGGAAAAATGTATACAGATCCTGAACTGTGCTAGCTGTATCAGTAAATCCAGTAGGTGCAGCAAGCGGTATATAAATGGTAAAGGAAGTCTTACCAGAATATACGTTAGTCGCTGCTGTTGGTGCCTGGAGGTAGACCATATCACTAGGTGTTTGATGAACAACAGTGTATGTTCCATTTACAGTTTTACTAGCCTTAAGAGCAGCAGTAAACTGAACAAAACCAATCGCAGTTGCAGTAATAGCAGTCGCATTAATTGTCACCTTTACAAACATTCCGTTTTCACGGAGTTGAACTTGAGGTGTAATATTAAGCGGTGCATCTGCATCAGCAAGAGTTGTACCTGCACCAAATGTAACGGTGGTAACTACGCCAGCCGCCTTATTTTTAGAGTTTGTTTTAAAGCCCAATAGTGCATCAGCTGCCATAATTTATCTCCTTATACAACCTTGACATTGAATAGACGACCAACCGCACGAACGTGCGGTTGCCACAGGCCTACTCCCCAGTCAAAAACAATATTGTGCAGAACGCCATTTTCCTTGGAAAGACCAAGGTAGGTTGGCTTAAATGGGCCTGGTTGCCATCCTGTGACATAACCAGTTCCGTAACGAACTGCAAAAATAGACTCAAAGTTACCAGATCCAGCAACACCAGCTGCGTTTTCAGCTGCAAGGATATGAGTACTACCGTCTGCCTTACGACCTACAGCGCGTACTTTAGCAGCTTTGTACATTTCAACAGGATGATCAAAGTTATCCCGCGTAATGTCAAATCCTGCACCAATACCCATGGCGCGAATTGAAAATTCAATACGACGTTTCATTTTCTCAGAACAGTAAAGGACGATGCCGTCTCCATCTGGACTGTTCATGTTATCCATGAGTTGTTGCAGTTTTTCCATAAATGCGTTTCCGCCAGAGGTGGTAAGGTCAACACCGCCACCATCAACACGCATTTCTCCAGGAATGTCAAACTGATCGTAGTTATCCATACGATAACGAAGACCAGGGAAACAATCCTGATCGCCCGTAACGGGCGAATTGTTTATGAATTTATCATTGAAGTCATATGCTAAAGATTCCATGTAGTACTGAATCTGCATTTCGACTGGGTCAATGATGTTGTTTGGCTGATCAAGAAGTACGTGGTCAACCTGGATCTTGTTACGGATCAGGTACATACTTTCTTCGTACTGCTTTGGTTTACCCTTTGAGACAACTGGCTCTTCGTTAATCGTAGCCCAGTTAATCGTTGGAAACGATCCTGCCTGGTTAGTCATACGAGTACCAACCTGGCGAAGGCTAGGGTTGGTTACGAGCGGGATGTCCTTAAGTGCATTCCAAGTCTTATGCAAAGACTTAGTAATCTCTTTGACCAATGGATCATTTGAGATGATCGCTTGATCGGCGAGTGTAAGCGCCTGTGTGTCGAGCAATACTGCTCCAGATGCAATAGCCATCTAATACCTCTTAGATTACGTTACGATTCCGTGAAATTCCAAGCAATGACGCAATACCCTGACGTGGCGCTGGCCCACCTTGCGGTGCTTGCATACGAGAGGAGCTTCCTCCACCCATAGGCTGTGGCGCGCGTGTCTGATTCTTGAGCTTTGCTGCGACTTCAGGAATAAGAGACGATGTGATGATTCTCACTTGCTCGTGAACAGCCTCGGCTGCCTCGTAAGGGTCATACCCTGCGGCAATAAGGTTGTCCAACATAGCGGGTGCGCGGTTAGCCAATGGATACTGTTGGACAGCAACATCACGCTGCTGCATCAACATATAACTATTGACTTCTTCCATCTGTCGCTCATACTGACGTTTGGCCATTTCGGCCTCCATCTGCATGTTTGCAACATACGGATCTACACCCTGTGATTCGGCAAGATTTGCGTAATACTGGCGCAGCTGCATGTCTTCTTGATCCACGCGCTGTTGTGTAAGCGCTGCGTCAACTGCATCTGCATCCGTATAGCCTTGCTGTTCAAACTGTTCGATGACTCGGCCCCATCGCGAGAGTTTGTCTTCATACTCTTGCGCCTGACGAGCTTTTTCGTTTACTTCACGAAATCGCTCGTAAGGTACGGCACCTCTGTCATCAGGGACAGGTTCAACATATGGATTCTTCTGTTCTAGACCAAGGACATCATTAACAATGTTGTCGTAATCTAGATCGTCATATCCACCGTCATTGTCGCTTGCGTCTGGACTTGTATATTCCCGTGTCGCCTGTTGGGAAAAGTCTTCGGAACCGGCGTTATCCCGAACAAAGTCATAGACCGCATTTGCCAAACCACCTGCATTGCCATCAGGCGCGGCTGGGGAGTCCGCGCTTCGCATCTCCATCTCATCTGGCATCTGTCAGATACTCCTTATCTTAGCACACCTACTTTTTATTTTTGTTCTGCTGTCCCACAGACGGGGTAGGTGACTTATCCTGCTTACTCGGTGTAAGCAAGTCCTTGCTAACGTCGGCAATAGCCTTCGCTGCGTAATCGTTTGTATTCAATCGACTCTGCTCTTGCATCTTCATCATGTCAGCTTGAGCTTGTAACTGTTGCTGGTGTTCAATCTTTTGCATGTCAAGCTGGGTCTTCATCTGTTCAGCTTCAGGGTTAAATCGAGATTGGTTCTGCATTTGCGCTTGTTGCATCTGCATCATTTGAGCTTGCATCATCTGTTGCTTTTGAGCTTGCATACCAAGGTTCTGTAAGATGTCAGACGTTTCTGGTAGTTGTAGCATTCGCACAACAAGCGCGTTTGTCTCTGGATCATTGGGGTCACCAAACAATCCCATCTGTCGCAGCATAACCAGCTTCTGCAACTTCTGATCGTCACTCTCACGCTGTGATGAACCTGGGATGTAAATCACACGGTATTGACCACCGTTACGGATGTTGTCAAACGTAATTAATCCCTGCTGAACGTCATTACGAGGATTGACTTGGTCATCCACGGAACCGATAAATGGAGCAACAGCAAACTGATCAACAAGAGCAATTTCCCACTCTTTAATCTTAGCTATAGATACTTCAATGTCGGCTCTGATGTAGCTGTGCTGGGTGTTGTCTGCTCGTTGCAAAAGCGTAACAGCTTCAGCAGGTGTTCCAGCTTGTGCTTGACCTTGACTAACATCATGAAGACCAGCAATGTCTTGCATGTCTTTTTCGATCATCTGCATGAATGGGAATAGGTCTGCACTTATACCAGGCGCGCGCATGATCTGCGGAGGCTGTGTTCCACGGTTGTGATAGACCTTACGATAGATACGACTCTTGTCATCAATGTCATCACTAGTCTGTTGAAATGCTTCAGCACCAATATTAGATCCACGCTCAACAATGACGTAGTCTTTATTCTGTTCAAACTGTTCGAGCGCACGACTGTATATACGATTGTATGTCAGCTGCAAAGGAGTCAAGTCAAACCCTAGACTGTGACCGTAACTTGTACCTGATCGCGGCTGCCATCGAAGTGCGATGAATGGAAACTCATCACGTTTCTTGTAAGGCCAATCACCAGCGTACAACAGCTTGTTGTTGGTGGTTACGATGTAACGACCCTTTGGATAACGAGCTGTAGGTTTTTCCCAGTACTCGAAGACAATAGCAGCATGCTTCTTAGTATCAGTGTTGTTTAGCCGGCTACTAGAAGGCTGTACCCAGCCGTTACCAGATCCGTTAGCACCTTCCAGGTATGCGTCTACATAACCAGCGTTGACGCCGGACAAAGCGTCAGCCTGGACGCCTTTACCAGCTTCGCCATAGTTATCTACAAACCAGCTCAATGGCTTGATACTGGCGTGAATAATAAAGCGTACGTCTTCATCACGAGAAGCTTTTGGATCCATGAATACGTTAAAACATGGAACAATCTCTTCTTCTACATCACCAAGAGGTAGGCTCTCGTATCCTGTAATCTCACCGGTATCTAAGCTACGGTAAGGCATAACCACTTCGCTCTTAGCATCCCAGTATACTTTTACGTAACTGGTACCAGTAACACAAGCCCAGCGAACACGTTCTTTGGTTTGTGTTTCGCGCGCAAACTTTCGAGTGTAATGCCCAGCAATAAAATTAGCTTCGTCGGAAGCTTGTTGATCCTTTGGGTTTTGGGACAAAGGAACTGCTCGGCAGTCTGGCGCAACTTGAGTAAGCTTACCAACAACACCATCGATCAATGGGCGAATCTTATTGACAGTCATGTAGCGGTTAGCTTCAGCTGGATTTTGCAATTGAACTAGGTTACGTGTTTGCGAATTGATACGGAACCACTGCCGGCCTTCAAAGAAAGCCAAGGCCTGCGCCCATTCAAGTTCCATTTCCTGCCTAGCGCGGTAGGCTGAGTCAAATTCTTCTTTTACGAACGCAGAAACCCGGCGAGCTTCATCGGGATCTTCAAGTGGATCAACAGACCATTCATTAGGGTCAATGTCTAGCTTTAGAACATCTGGGTCGGACGTTTGCAGATTACCTTTGTCAAAGCTACCTGGCGTACCTTTATCAGAAGGCCGGCTATACGCCATGGACTTAGGTTGCTGACTCACGCGCGACATCATTTCCGAAATGCTTTGCGGAAACACGTTATTGTTAATCTTTGGTGGCATTAGATAAATCGCTCCTCAGTCAACCGTATGTACTCAAGACCTTCTTGACGTCTGCGAAGTTTTCGCAAATTAGACCAAGATAAACCGGTAAACGTAGCGATAGTTCCAAGCATCAATACTTCGATGATATCAAAAGCACTCATACAAACTTGTCCTCATTGTTGTCGTTTAGCCACGATGACTTCCAAGGTTTCCCACGTTCTGTCTCAGGACATTTAACAGGATACTCTCTCCACATAACCCCATAGCGGCAACTGTCAAGCGCGTGGTCACTTTTAGTGCCTGCGTCGAGGTCTTCAGGATCTCGTGGGTCTGCCATTGCAGCGGTAAGCTCCCTGATGAGGTGAGGGCATGCGCGTCGTACAATTTTAAAACGAGGGTAATGAACGCCATCCTTGACACGTTTACCTGCTAGCCATTCTTTTAATCTACGCCAGCCAGCCTTGCGATCTTTGACTGCAGGCACAGCTGGTAGATTTCTCCTCCACCAAATTTCTACTGGATACTCACCAATACGTTGGTCGTGATTCTTTGGCGGAAAAGTATTCGCCCAGTCAAAAGCAATTGCTTCAATTTTGGTACGCCAAGGGCCGTCAAGTTTATCTGAAGCGACTGGCTCCGCCATCTTATGTTCTTTCAACATCTGAATTAAATCTTCAGCCTGTTTACTACTAACACGTCCGGCTTCGTAGATCTCACCTATAACGTATATGTCTTCATTCTCGTCAGATGCATATAGCAAAGTAGCGGCAGGCGCGCCTGTACCAAAGTCGTGCGATGCCCATACTCTCCACCAAGGTTGTACATCGACAGTGTCGATTACGTGCCACGGCTTTCCAGATGGATCGTACTCCTGGAACTCCGGGAAGAATCGGCCACCAACACCAACTTCGTGCTGGCACTCGCGTAAGAATGAAATTACACCGTAGTCGTCAATCTCACGCTGGCACACACTTATATCTTTGTGTGACCACGTAGGAGTACCGCCTGTGATCTTGTATCCTGTACGCCCATCATCCCGTTCAAACGGCTCGTAAGTCAGCCCTTGAACAGCAGGGACAATAGGACTTTGTATGCGATGTTGAAGCATGTCCAACTCACCAGACAATACTTGTCCCATCACACTGTTTGCGTGAATCTTGTTCTGCACAAAAACGATTGCACAGTCAGTACTCTTAGCTGGAAGAATCGTCTGTGTTATCGTAGAGATCTTTTTATCAACACGATTAACACTGTCATCAAGCTCATCAATGTCATCAAGGATGATGAAATCAGGACGAAGGTGGTCAAGTTTGACACCTCTTGCTCCAGTATCAAGACCAAACGCCAAAACGTTAAACCCATTAGCAGTCCTAAGCTTAGACGCATTCCAACCCTTTGAAAAGCCATACTTATTCAATGCCCTTTCAATTCCACAACGCTCCATCGTGTGGCCAATGTCTGATACGTGTCGATCGGCAGCTTCTTGGGTTGAACAGACATATAGTAGAAACCGGCGAGTACCCTTTACGGCAATGCGAGCTGCAATATGCTCCATGGTGGTAGACTTGCCACCACCACGAAACCAGCACTCGATCAATGCTGGCGGAGCGACCCCAGGCGTTATAGCTTCAGCCCATTCCCACGCTCGCTCGTGATGTGTACCAAGGGAGCTAGACATAGCATGTGGTGCATATGTCCTAAGCCATTGTTTGTAATCCAAGCTAGAACCATCCACGGCAAATGCCCTCCCACTATCATAATCACCTGTCTTGATAACGTCTTCAATCTGTCCATCAAGAGCTTGAAGTAGGGCTAAGGCAAGTGGCTTATCACTGCGTGTGTACTGCTTAAACTCATCGCTAATATTTTTACTGAATCTGCTTTGGGCCATCGTCTTCTCCAACTATGGTTGCGTCAATAATAGGCTCAGACTCAAGTTCTTGTGAATACATACGCATTAACTTATTGATGCCAGATCTGATAGACACCAAAACTTCCTGGTCTCGTACACTTCCTTTTACGACCTCTACAATTTGCATAACTAGCATCATGGCTTGATTAGCTTCTATAGTGTACGCCTTGGTTGCCATCATCCTCTGTTCTTTCTCGACAAGGTCTGAACGACGCTCGATTAACTCAAGGACATCCTTAGATGCAGAGTATTCATCCATTCGTTCTTTGAGTAAGTCACCTATCTGTTCGAAGGCATCGATAAAGTCAGGGCTTCCAAGTTTAGACTGCGCGAGATAATAAGCTGACTCTACTTTACGATACTGCTCTAATCCAACGCCTTCTGCAGCAGCTTCTGCACGAACATCAACTAAAGCTGTGACGTATGCAGTGTCATCACGAAGACTAAATAGATCTGGATCATCTCTATACTTATCAACCTTATCAAGTAATTGTGCGCCTACTTTTTTAAAACGTACGCGCTCTTTCTGGAATAAATGATTCAAGTACTGCGGTTTCTCACTTTTAAGTAAATGGATCTGTCCGTGAGATGAGCAATACTTTTGATCTTTTAGTGCAGGATTTTTACACTGACGTTTTGAACCATTAGACGTAATCATTGCTTCACAGCATTTAGCATAATGTCCACCAGATAGGCGTTTGTATACACCATCTTGGCGCTCTACGTATGAAGGATCATCAACTCCTTGGGAATCTAGCATACTGCAAGTATACTGGCACCATGTCAAAAACAAAGCCAGCTCATTACCGTAATAGCAAAATAGATGCCTGCGATGTAGCTGATGACTGGGCGTTGAATCGGTGGCCTGCCGCCGCATTAAAGTACATTCAGCGAGCTGGCTCAAAACCTAACGAACTTTATGAGGACGATATCCTCAAGGCTATATGGTATTTGTCCAGAGATCTAACCGGTAACAAGGGTATCTGTGACCATGTGATTAACACAGTCATAGACAACATAAAGAAAGAAGAAGCCTAGAGGCCCAGCTTTGTGCCGGCTTTTCCTGTAACCGCACCTAGTGCTTTCTTACCCATACCCTTGACTGCTTGCTTTGTTCCATAGAACGTAGCACGTTTAGCCAAGTTGCTAATAATTGGATTCTTTGATCCTAAAGCAGCACGAACTCCCATACCTCCAGCTTTAGCAAATGGTATGCCACGCAGGATGGTGTCATATGGGTTAAAAGGAGCTGCAGACATACCAGGCATAGTTGCTGATGGAGTCGTACCTTCAGGGTTGTAAGGTGCGTATCCTGGCTCACCGCGTTTGGCTGGTCTAGTATTTGCAATACGATAGTCATTTTTAGTCAGACCTGAAACTGTACCTGACTTACCTTTTGAACCAATGTAATCAACAATTCCGGTAAGAGCTGTAGGGTTAAACCCACGTTGTTGTGCCTCAGTAAGCATCCTATCCAATTGCATGTAATTACCAGGAGTGTATTGATTTTTACTAACCATGTTAGTTACGTGATTATGCAATTGCTGACGCAACAATAAAGCCATCTCATCATCTTGCGAAGGGCCTGCTGGAGCAGGGTTACGCATATCAGCGGTAAGCCCTGCCAGCATAGGATTAGAATTTGCAAGTAGATCCATTATGTCTGGTTGTAAATCCTGAGAGACTACATTGTTTAATGCCCGGCCAGCCTGCCTTGCACGATAACCAAGATGACCAGGCACTTTTTCTAAACCAGGTAAAACACTACCTAAACCTGATTTAACACCCTCGTAACCGCTTTTTATACCGGAGCCAAGAAGGCCAAATATACCGCCAGCCATATTGCGAGTATCACGAAGTGTGGTTGCACCACTACCAATGTATTCAGGATCTTGAGGCATTTGCGTTTGCTTTCATTTCTGACATTGACGTATTAGGCGCGTAACGACCACGATATTCTTCGAGCAAAGCTTTACCACGTCCAGGATAACGCTTATCGTAATCTTCAGTAACACCCTTATCTTTAAAGTCTTTTAAAGAAGTCTGATCGGCAATCTCGCGTTCAAACTTATTCATAATCCGTTGACCTTGATCTTGATCCAATCCGTCACGCTGAAGCATAGCAGCAAGATGCTTTCGTCCAACTGTAACACCGCGTTGAACAGTGGCGTCAAAGGCTTCGCCCAAGTATGACTTAGTGTCTCGTACAGCGCGTTGTTGATTACGCATCTGACTGGTCATACTGCTGCTTTCGCTACCTCGACTTGGTTCACTGCTATTAGCGCGATAACTCCTAGACTCACCATAAGATCTTTGCTGTGGTTCAGAAGGTGCAGGTGCTGATTGATTGCTATTAGAGTTAACGTTTACGTTAAACTCATTAGACTGTCGGTCAGCTTGTGGTTCCTGTTGGTAAGCCATCATTGAACGGCCTGGAATTTTCAAGTCTTCGAATTTAGGTGGTACGGGTTTAGGTATAACACTTTGACGACCACGCAAAAGACCACCTACGTAACTAACGGCGCCTACTGTTGGTACAGCAATAGCTGCCCCAATAGCAAGCTTTTTGTTTTTAGCTGCTAATGAACGAGCAATGGCAGCTGTCTTCTTAACTCCCTTGAGACCAATCGCGCGATCACGTCGTACTAAGTCAACCAATCGACCAACTTGACGAGAGTTTCTAGACTTAGCGGCTTTAAGTTCTGCCTCGCGAATACTTTCAGCAACACTCAACGCCCTTCGCGTACCTTCACGGCCAACACTTAAGCCAGCTTCTCTTTCACTCTGACCCCATGGTGACCAATCAAATCTTCGTCGCCTTACGGGAGTGCGCGATGCAACTTCGTCAAATGATGGAACACTGCGTCCACTTAAAGTATCAGAACGACTTGTAGTTTCACTAGCCATTATGAACCTCTTTTAGCGGCGCCAGCTTTTGCCATAGCCTCGATTTCAGTTGCTGTAGCATTTTTGCGATAATTACCAAAGCGTCCACGATAAGCAGCAAGAAGATTTTTTTGTGATTGATCGGAGTCAGAATTCTTCAAATAACCAACACCACGATCGCGGCCAAGAAGCGTATCCTTAGCGATTCGGCGATCATATTGATCAAGAAGTGTACGCTGTCGCTTACTGTCAACTTTGTCTGATGCAAGTTGTTGCTCGAGATAATTGCGTCCAGTGGCAACACCCTTACGCAGAGATGCGTCAAATGACTCACCCATGTAATCGCGATCTGGGCGAACAGCTTTAGCTGATGCGCGCATATCACCTTGCAATACTGCACCAATACCAGTTGTTGAGTCAGTTCTTGTTACAGGTGATTGACTTGTAGACGTTGAATCTGAGGGACTGGTTGACTCAGATGATCTAGATGAACTAAGGTTAGCGGCAGCAATAGACGCAGATGTTGGGGTTGTTTGTCTTGCCGTTTCAGCAAAACGTTCGTTACGTTGGGCCTCTCCTTTATTTCCGTTTAATTTGCGCTGAACAGCAGATACGCCCGAAGCAAGACCGTAGCTAGTAGGCACAGCAGCTGCTACCGCTGCTGGAATTGCTCGCTTCATATTAAGCCCAGTACCAGCAGTACCCTGCGTAAAGTAACGTCGGCCTACAACGCTAGCACGACGCAATACGCCGCCTGACGCTGATTTTTTTACACCAGGCATAGCCCCTTTAGCCGGAGTGTCACCTTTACCAAAACTACCACTAGCCGGAGTGTCACCTTTACCAAAACTACCACCAGGTGTTGTCGATGGAAGAGTCCTTCTACCTGCCGTTTCTGACGTTTCCTCCCCTACGCTATTGAATCGAGTTTCTGGTTTCCCTGGTGTAGCTGGGCGTATTCGAGGACGAGGACTTGTATACTCTGTTGGACGAACGCGAGTAATAGTTCTTTTAGCTACATCACGAGGTACACGTTTAGCTGCACCTTCTGCTCCTCGACCCAGCAACTTGCCACCACGGCCAACCACAGCAGCCGTAAACCTACCCAGTACACTCATTATTTAGCCCTAGCCCTTCCTTTGTAACCTTTACCAACAACAATCTTGTTACCCTTGACGTGTTCTTTGCGTTCCATCTTCATCAGGTCAGACATAGAAAGCTTACGCTTTAATCCATGTTCTTTAATTTCCATAGCAGGTAACTGCCCCATAGTAGGGATACTAGATAGGCCATGTTCCTTACGTTCTATGGACGGTAAGTTACGCATAAAGAAACGAGTGCTGTTGATGTTTTTATTCAAATCAACAACCTTTTTTCTTGCACCCTGGACACTTACAACCCTTTGGATGCGGCTTCTTAATACCCATCAAATCAGACATACCTTTTACAACTTTTGCCATAATTCACCTCTATACGATTGTACTCTACGTGAAACCGTGTTTTATAACTGGCAAGTAAGCAGGTACAATGCTTGAATGAACGAATCAATAACACTACCTTTTGTAGCTGTAGATGGAATGAGGCCTACTCTACCAACTAGGGCTACTGAAGGATCCGCTGGCTTTGACTTATACGCTTGTATTGACAAGATGATTACAATCACTCCAGGTAAACGAGCATTAATTGAGACCGGGTGGAAACTAACCATGCCAAAGAATATGGTGTGTTTTGTTGTTCCACGTAGTGGACTTGCTTGGAAAAACGGCATTACTGTATTGAATACTCCAGGCACTATTGACAGTGACTACCGTGGGTCAATCAAGGTTATCCTCATTAACCACGCTGACGAACCATTCTTCGTTCTGCCAAACATGCGTGTTGCGCAACTAGTATTTTCTACCGTGATAGATATGAGTATTGTAGCTGTAGAAACAGGAAAGCTGTTTGACGAAACGAGTCGCGGATCAGGTGGATTTGGGAGTACAGGTGTATGAGGCAACACGCTAGACTTATCTGGATTACGGAAGATGCAGAGAAGCATATTGCTTACTGCGCGCGCGTGAGTAACCCTGCTAATCAAGAGAATGAAGAGTTCTCTAAATTACTTGCGTATTGCAAGAAAAAAGGCCATTGGTCTGTATTTGAAATGGCAAGTGCATGCTTTGAGATCAAAACTACCGTCGCCATTGCACAGCAAATGGTTCGCCACAAATCATTTTCTTTTCAAGTGTTCTCACAACGATACAGCCCAGTAACCGAAATGCCCGATCCAATTAGGTTACGGCTAAAACACCCAACTAATAGACAATCATCTATTGACGTAAGTGAGTCTGGTATTTTGGACTACTTGGAAATGGAAGCAGATGAATCGGTATCTCTTGCGTATGCAACATACGACAAGATGATAGCCGGCGGAGTAGCTCCAGAAACAGCCCGTAACGTATTACCTATGTGTACGCCTACAACGCTGTACATGTCAGGCACATTACGTAGCTGGATTCATTACCTGGAAACCCGTCTTGACGAAGGGGCGCAAGGCGAGCATCAGGATATTGCAAAGTTAATACACGCAATCCTGAAAAACAGATGCCCTACAATTTGGGAGTAAAAATGGAAGAAACACAAGTAATTGAGGAGCCTAAAGAACAGACTCCTAATGAGAAGCTGCAGTATCCACTATCAGAACGCGAGCTTGAGATCTTACTAATGTTGCCACGCAACCGTACAGCTAAGATGATGGGCGTCGCGTTGGGTATCTCGCACCGTACAGTTCAGTTCCATATGGACAACCTGTACTGGAAACTTGGTGTAAGTGGGATGAACGCTAAAGATCGTGCAGTCCGCAAAGGACGCGAACTCGGCCTAATTAAGTAAAGAAACCCCCTCATTACGAGGGGGTTTTTTAAAACCTGTGAAGATACACCGGAGTGTAAGGGCCTACATAGGCTCCGATAGTGTTGAAATTGAGGTACTCAATAGCTTCATCACTGTCCATACCATCTCGTTCTATAAGTATGTCAACCATCAGCTGAAAGTCATATGTTGCAACTTCAAGTTGTCCATCGACAGTCCACACAGAAGACATACCTATAAGAGCATCTTCAAACCCATCGGCAGTCACTGCCTCTGGTGGCAGCATTTCTGCTGCCACCACTGCGTTGGTTAGAAGATGCTTATCCAAACGGATCCTCGATATCGTCCGTCTGCACAGCTTGTTGTTGTGGCGCACCGGATGGCGCTCCACCTTCCTTCATGCTGTCTAGTGGCTCCAGGTTGTCGCACAAGATTTCAAATGCGCGACGCTTTTCACCACCATCAGTCTGATACTCGCGAGTACGCAGTTTGCCCGTCACGCAAAGCTTACGTCCTTTAGCCAAGTACTTAGATGCAAACTCTGCTGTGCGATCAAATGCAGACAGGTCAATAAAGTCAGATGGCTGATCTTTACCGCGATCCACAGCAATGCGCATCGAGACAACCATTTTGCCAGACTGCAGAAACTTGCTCTGCGGGTCAGCTACCAAACGTCCAGTGAGAACAACCAGATTCATGCAACAACCTCTTCTTCGGAAACATTAGCAGCAAACGCAAGGTTATTGATAATGTCGCTAGCGAAATCAATCATTACCTTGGATGGAATAGTAGCTCCAGCAACTCGCAGTTCCAACAGGCGCTTCCAGGCTGCAACTGGAGAGCAAACATATGGCGTTTCGCCATGACCAGTGATGGTGTACATAGGGGCGCCGGTAGCGTGGCTAATTTGAATGCCAATACCACCAATGCCACGACTTTGAAGAATCGTAATCAATTTGTATCCTTACAATTAAACATGTGATTAAACACGATAGATAGTATCGCGTTTTATTAAAAAATCAAAAGTTTATATGAATAATCCCGCCCCACTCACCAAGCTCAAACCAGTCTCGTCGCTTTTTGTAAACTCCATCACCATCCCTGTTAATAATTCCATTAACTGGTTCAGGCCCAGTATTTCCTCCAATGGTGTCCATACCTTCAGTATCACTGCTAGTAATAATCTCACCGTGTGCGTGACGCCCCAGTGTTTTCATGTAAAACATAGCAAGGTCGCCACGCCTGGCCACTTCGTGATTATCTTTGAGTGCCGTCCTAGGGATCCAGATACCAACATCTTGTGCAAACGCTACCCAGTCTGGCGTGTAGCCGGTACGAGAAAAAGCTGAATCGTACGTCAAGTTAAGTTCAGTACACGCTTCCTTCATACAAGCTCTAAGGAACGCAATACACCATGGCCCATTAGCGCCTACGGGAGGCTTACAGAGACCCTGGAAGTACTCAACCTCCTTACCTGAGTTCACGCCTTTTTCGCGCACGTACAGGTATTTTTTAGCAATCTCAACAGCCTTTAGTGCAATTGGTCTACTCATAACTTTCCTCCGGTTTCGTTAGGATGTACGGTTGAATATTGTTGACTTCGAAGGGAATAATTTGCCAATCGGTAGCCATCAAGTCATCAATTGTAAGAGTCCATGGATAACACTCAAACATAGTTTCCGTAACAGCTTCGTTTGCATCAACGACACGTCGAACCGTGTAAGCTGTACCAATTTCTGGGAAGTCTTCTTCGTCAGTAATGTAAGTACCACTCTCAAGGTTACGTCCGTTGTAGATTAAGTATGTGTAGCCTTCATCAGAGATGCGGTATGAAAGCTTTCCATCGCGCAGACTATCAAGCACTGCAGCTAATGTCATTTACTAGCCTTTCGTTTCTTCAGCTCGTCAGCTGCTTTAGAAAAGAGATCGCGAATCTCTTCATGTGCCATTTCAGCAAGATCTTTCTCAATATCGCGGCCACGCAGTATGTCTGCTAATGGTGATCCAGAGATCAACTTAAGTGCCAACTTTTTAAACATATCAGTCTCCTTGTCAGATTGATTTTACGTCTATTGTCTTTGGGATAAAACCAGGGAAGTCCTTAGTCCATTCAATAACATTACGTGGATTGTGCAACCAATTCTGTCTCCATGATTCATCAACACCAGCTATGGAGTGAATATTTCCATCTAAGCTATAGCGAGCAATGTATATAGACTCTTTGGTTTGGCTGATGTGAATAGCTGCGTGGCGCTTCACGCGAGTGCAGTCACGATGTTGGTTTAACCTCATACCCATAGGGTTAAACAGTGTGTAAACATACCTAATTCTGTCATTCATACACGGATTATACGCTAACCCGCAAGTATTACAATAGGTCAGTCAAGTCTGTGACATAATAAGTTATGCCTGAAGAACGCCAAACTTTATCAGTAGACGCTACGGCTTATATGCCAATGCAACCTAACCCGCACCCGCGAGGTACAGCAGCATACAACTCCTATGAGAAGAAGATGCGTATGGAAGGCGGCTTGGCTAACTCAATTGGCGGCAAGATCGGCCCACGATCACTAGCTGTAGACCGCAAGGTGATAGCGCTTGGGAGTACAGTTTATAACCCATCGACTAAACGGTATTACGTAGCCGACGATGTTGGGCCAGCTATTCGCGGTAATGAGATTGACATTCCAATGTCAAACGAAGAGGCCATGAACAAGTTTGGTAGGCAAAAGCATAATCTTACGATTATGCCAAAAGGTTTTAAGATACCTGTAGATGCTAGTGGTAACGATTTGCCATTGGATCAATATGACCAACAACAGTTAGTAAAAGCTGGTAGCAATTACTTCTCCAAACAACAACCAGTCCCAGGCGCGTCAGTTCCACAAAGCATGATGCCAAACAGTCGTTTGATTGGGATGATGCAAAAGTCGCCAGCCATTGCGCTAACGATTGGCAACTACAGACCACCAATACAAAGTTTGTTAATGCCCCGCAAGTAACGTACAATTAGTGCATGCTTCCAGATAAGAAATACGACGTAGTACTTATGGATCCACCGTGGTCTTACACGGGGCAACAGGACAAGTGGGGCGCAGCTAGTAAATTCTACACGACGATGACCGATGATGATCTTAGATCATTGGATGTACAGTCGTTGCTCAAACCATCCTCTGTGGTCTTCATGTGGGCTACCTGCCCACGCCTGGACGCAGCTATGGATCTTCTTCGCTCATTGGGACTTGTATACCGAGGAGTTGCTTTCGTGTGGGTTAAAACCAAGAAAGACGGAACCCCAATAGGAGCGCAAGGTGTTCGCCCATCGATCATAAAGCCAACGACAGAGTTAGTTATAGCTGGCAGCTTGACCAAGAAGGGACGTCCAATGAAGCTAATGGATGAATCTGTACGGCAGGTCGTAATGGCGCCAAAACAAGAACACAGCCGCAAGCCAGACGATATACACGAACGTATAGACAGACTTTATCCTGGAGGTGACAAACTAGAGATGTTTGCACGTAGGCCTTACGAAGGATGGGACGTATGGGGGAACGAAGTATGATGACTGCAAGATCCGTGAATGGGAATATGAGTAGGTGTTGCAATGAAATTTGATGTTAACCGTGTGATGAAAATAGGACACAACGAGGACTTATACGAAGCAGTCTCTGTCTTATCAAAGTACTTTGCTGAGAATCCCGATGAACCGTATGTGGAGCTTATTTATGACCGGGATGGCGTAAAGGAAGTGGTTGGAAGGTTTAATAACCCCCAGTTTACAGAGCTGATATACGCTGTAAGTTACGGGCTTGATAATCTGAAACGCAAAAACGCAGTGCGCACCGTGGAGATACGGTAGAATCCGAGTGATCGAAAGATCATGAATAAAAGAAAGATCCATTAAACCGGGCCAATCCGACACATTCAAACTCTGCAAACAGAAAGACCAGTCAGCCACACTGGTCTTTTTGCTATAATGGGGCATGTCAACTGCCGAAAAGCGAGATCCTGCTAAGTGGAAAAGTATTGTAGCTAGTGTCAAAGCTGGCACAAAGGGTGGCGATCCTGGTGAGTGGTCGGCACGAAAAGCACAGCTTGCTACTCAACAATACAAGAAGTCTGGTGGCGGCTACGTAGGCCCGAAGAAGGCAGACAACAGTCTGTCAAAATGGACTGACCAGAAATGGCGTACGTCAGATGGAACACCAAGTAAAGGCAAGAAACGCTACCTTCCAGATAAGGCCTGGGGTTCACTGTCTAAAGGTGAGGTAGCTGTTACTAATAAGACTAAAGCTGCTGGCAATCGTGCTGGTAAGCAATTCGTAGCGCAACCCAAGACTATTGCGCAAAAGGCAGCAAGGCATCGATGAAAGCTACTCTATATCAATACACCCTAAAGAATATCTTCGTGGTAGACGGAGATACATTAAAAGCAGATCTTGACCTAGGGTTTGGTGTAATCCTCGCAAGTAAGAAGATCCGACTGGAGCATGTGAACTGCCCAGAAAAAGACACACCCGAAGGTATTGAAGCGAAGATCTTTACGTCAGCTTGGATCATGGGTGGCAAAGACATAATCGTAATAGTAAAGAATCATCGTGAAGATAAGTATGGACGGATCCTGGGATCCGTCATTATGGACGGCGAAAGCCTGGCTGACTTACTTAAAATCAATAACCACGGCGTAGCGTACGAAGGTGGAAAGCGCTAACTCAACAATTCCACGCACGTAACGACTTATTGATGCGTGAGTTTGGATCCTTAGCTGTCTTGGCAGACGTGTTCTTAGCCTTCATACCGCCCATACGGGCGCAAAACGACGCCTTACGGCCAGCATCAGCTGCAGTCTTAGGTTTAGGCGCCGGCGGCTTTAGATTTGCGCCTGTAGTGCGCTTAAAGTGCGCGCGTCCCGCTGCATTCAACCCGCCTTTTGGATCCTGATATTTCTTTACGACGCCCATCACTGCACTCTCCTGCTACCATTCGAGGTAGTTACCATAGGGTATTATACAGAGCCACATCCTTACGGAGTGAGCAACATCAACAACAACCAAACGGAAAAGCCGCGACTCGTCATCGCGGTTTTTCTGTTAGTGACGTATCTACTGCGGTAGATATTTGTTTTTGGACATACCGTCCGTAGCCGCAGGGTACGTAAAGGAAGAAAAAAGGGGGGGGCGGGCTTGCCACACCCCCCTCCCCACACACGTGGGGAGGGGTTGGGGGAGGGGAGGTAGGGGGCAGACGGTAGGCGGAGCCGGACGGCTGGAAGCCAGCGTAGCTGGCAGGCTGGAGGCCAAAGGCCGACAGCATGGATCCCGCGCGGAACGCGCGCAGCTCTGGATACGAAGGCACGAATGTGCGTTTGGATCGGAGCATCGCATCCCCCTGCAGGTAGTGTTACCATGTTTATGTCGGAAAGTTAGAGTAAAGGAGAATTGTCATGGAACCTAAACCATATTTGACGTTCGTTGGTTGCAACGTAGACCAATTCATAAGTGCTGTGGAAACAATACTCGGTTATGATGCGGCTGATACCGTATTTGATGTCATCGTTCGGCGTAACAATGAATCAGATATCGTTGTGTTAGAACCTACCGTGCTAATCGGCCACATCGAAGGCCTGTCATGGATTAGCGTCAAATCCACTGTCGGTGCAATTGCGGAAATGTACGAGTTACCAGATATCTGGTACGTTTTCACGGTGGATTCACTTGGTAAACTCAGGTGGAGTAGGTAGTAATTGGAACCGGCCGGCCTGCATCACAGGCCGGCCGTCGTAAGCGGGTAAAAGGAAAATTAGATGAAAAGATGTATAGACTGCAACGGACACGGGTACACCGTCGGAAGAGCGGAAATAAGTGCGGTAATTTCCGACGCGAATAATGACGAATGGTGTCAAGTTATGCGCTGTGACAACTGCGGTAAATACGACGGTGATACCAGTGATGTCTTAATTGAAGTTTTTGTTGATGCGTCAGGGATTGACGTACCGATTATTATCGGTCACAGCATCTACGGTGATACCTACCTCTGGGTAAACCGTTATGTTCTGCAGACAATACAGCATAAAGGATGATTGTTGGCTCGGCCGGTTGCATAACCGGCCACTAGTAAACAACCCGGCTCATGATGCGAGCCGGGTTTTTTTGGCACCCGCCCAAGGAGGCACCGCAGGTACGAGGACGACGACTTGGGGAGAGTAAGGGGGAGTCGCGGAGCGCACCTGTTTAACACAAGCACAACGATAGATGACACCACTGACACACACCACACTCTGGTAACAATCACACACACGGACGTAGCACGAAGCTGCGCACGTCCTTCTGACACACGTAGTGTGCGGACACAGTGCGAATGCACATGTGTCTTCGGACGGTGGTGCTGGGGGTGGTGGTGGGGCCTGGGTGCAATCGCGTCGCGAAGTGGCAGGCTCCGCCTGGAGCGCAGCAGCTGACTGCACACACGGCACACAGTGTGAACACACTGGTGCCAGCCGCGCGAATGCGCGCGGTGCTAGGCCGAATGGCCGCAGCACCAGCAGCCAACGAAGCGAATGCGCAGTGGCTGTCACGCAGAACAAGGCCGAATGGCCGCAGATCTGAAGCGGAAGGGGTACCGAAGGGGTCACGCTAACACACAAGCCCAGCTCTACTAGAGGCAGACAACTACTCTACCGCGTAGGAAAAAATTTTTGGAGGGGTAAACCGCCTGTTAGTAGGTGGCTGTGGGTCTAGGCGTTGGGCTGCGCTAGGTGGTTAGCCGGTGGCGGTGCTAGGGCTACGGGGGTTATGCGTGGCGTGTTAGAGCATTGTGTAGGCGTTACATCCGGGCGCGCGTCTGTAGCGTAGCGTAGGATCTGCGCACGGTGGGCTGGCCAAGGGGTAGCGGGCTGTGTGGGTTGGCCAATTGGTAGCGGGCTGTGTGGGAGTACTTGGTGAACACGCAGGTAAATGCAGTTACTGTATAGGCTGAAAATTGCCGTTAATTTATCGCTGGCATTTGTTGCGATATTTTGCGGGGCTGCCTGCGTTTTACACCTCTGCCCTTTTGTTTTGCGTCATTTGTCGTATACTGGCACTGGGTTGGATTATATTGAAGGGTAGATAGTTATGAATCATGATTTGTACGGTTACGCGTTAGGCCGTCGTCCCGGCACCGTTGTCCCGGATACCTCGTTGGAAGTCGCGCGTTGCGCTGTCTGCGATATGTACGGCGCCTGCAATGATGTCCGGGTGGTCTGCTATGCAGATATGCCTGATGCGGGCTATGTCGGCAGGGTTTGGCCTGTCTGTGAGTCTTGCCAGTATGCGGCCGTGTATGGCTGTGAGTGTGGCGTGTGTGGCTATTGTCGGAGTATGGAATTGGCGCGTCTGCGCTTTCAAGCTAATGAAGGGGTAAAGGTTGTTTAGTATGTCTACTCGTCTTACTTGGCGTGAGTCTGTGGTGCATATCGTGGGCTGTGTGTTCATCGGCCTTCTTACTGTGGGTGTATCTTATTTGCTGTTGTGGGTTGCTGTGCATGGTGGCGCGGCGCTTGCTGCATTTAGGCATTCGGCGATGTTTCCGTTCGGCTTTGTCGGATTTTTGTTCTCGCTGGTTGCCTTGGGCAGCATCGTTATCGGGTTGATAATTACTATGCGTGATTGGCAGGGTATCTTTTTGGATATCATCGCATCTCGTCGCGGGGGTGTGCTGTGAAAATGCATCTGCCTATGCTTGCATCTGATTCGCTGGTGGTTGGCTGCTCTGACAACAGCAAATTGGGACAGGGTCAATGTGGGGTCACTTATCGTCCGGTCGGGGCTGGGGATAATGGCACGTGTCCTAGTACCTGCATTTTCCTGCCTACTCGCTTGGGTGGCATGTCCCCTGCTGCCTTAGCTGCGCGGATTGTGTCCGGTGCTGCTGGTAGTCCTGTCGCGTTCCGTGCTGCGGCGGCTGTGTGGGCTGCGGACATTGGCAGCTCTAAATTCGGGCGCTGCTATGCTGCGTCCGGTCGTGTCAAGTTTTCGGCTTTACGGTCTATGGGATCAACTGCCGATTTGCGCGCGATACCTAACAGTCTTGACGCGCGTCTACATATCTCCGGGGATTTCGTGCGGCGTGGGCGCTCTTACGATAGCCGTAGGCCGTCGGCCTCAATCGATTGGGACTATGTCGATATCGTCTGCAAGTGGGCGCGTGGTCGGTCTGGTGCTGTCTGGGTGTATACGCATATCCCTTCCCGGCGCCTACTGGATACCTTGCAGTCTGCAGGCGTGGCGGTGTGGCTATCATGTGATTCGTGGGCTAGTGCTGCGCGTTGGCTGCGGGCTGGTTACCGTGTCACGGTGGCGGGGTCTTTGTCCTACCTGCGGGCATTCCGGCTGGCCTTGCAGGGTATCGGCTTCCGGGCGTCGTGGTGTCCTTGGGACTTGTCCTTAGCTCATGGGCATACCGTCAAGCGTTTGACCGGCGTTGTGTCCTGCTCTGCTTGCCGTATGTGCATAGATGGTGCTGGGGGTGGTGTGGCTGGCCTGCCTGACTGTGTCATGTTTGTGGTGCATTAGGTGGGCGCCTTGCTTTGGTGCGTCCTGTGGGCGCTGTGTGCGCTCTGGACGTTATCTGTGTTCCGTAGGCGCTAGTAGCGCGCGTATGCTTCGACCGGTTCCCATTGGGAGCCGGTTTTTTTTGCCTTCCTTCCCTGGTGATTTTTTGGCGCTTTGTATATCCCCCAATTACCATTTGTGATTTATCAGCTCTGGCCGTGTGGGTCATTGTCCTGGTTGCTTATCGGTGGTTTGTCCGGGTACCTGATAGGCGTCCTCCTTGCATGCGTGGCGCTGCGCTGTCATGCAAATGGTGCCGTTTCCACCTGCCTGTATTCGCATCTGGATCAATTGATTTGAGTCCAACTTTTGGCCTGCGCTCTCGCGCATGGGATTTTTTCTTGCCGGCTTCGCCGGCTGGCACACAGACACACGCAAGTAGTGCAGTTATTAATTGCCGGATTGATGTATACTTCTACTTGCGGGGTATCCCGTTTCGACCTGCTCTGGTAAAGGAGATTTAGAATGGATGATTTGGTATCCATCGTATGCCGTGCGTCTGCTTTTAGCGTCCACGCATACTTTCATGCTGTCGGCCTTATGACGGCAGAATACAGTGATATGTGTAAGACATGGCACGTATCTGCAATTGACCGCGAGGGCGAGGATGAAGCGGATGGTAAGTCCTTTACCGATGTCTATATCACGTTCGGTGTGTTCCTTGATTGTGCAGGCAAGGGTATCTGCGATGGCAAGTGCGATTGCATCGAGTCTGCGGATTTCTGCTTGTCCTTTGGCGATAGGGATATTGCATTGGCCGTCCTTGCGTACCTCCAAGATGAGGATACATGGTGGAATTACAACATCTAGACTCCAGCTCCGCTGTGCAGGCCGGCTACCTTCGGGTGGCCGGTTTTTTTTGTGCCTTGGGGATTCCACCTGCTTGTTTTTCCCACGATCCGTTGCCGGTTAGATTCCATTTCCGGCTGGCTGGTTGGATGCGCGCGCGGGGTCTCGGCGCTTTTAGATGCGTTACACACACACGCAAGTAATTACTGTTTGTAATTGCCGGATTGATGTATACTTCTACTTGCGGGGCTTACCCTGCATCGAAAGGTTAGGTAGATATGAGTATTGATTTTGCGCGCAGTTGGTCAGGGTTTCCCTGCCACATCAGTGTGACTGATAATGCCGTGGAAGCGATTGTTGAAATGTTTGGTTCCGTTGCAGAGCATTGCCGTTCCATCAAGTATGTTGGCGATGATGCTGTTATGGTTACGCTTGACATTCCAAAGCACTATGTCCTGCGCATGGAGAACGTAAAAGAAGTAGCGAACGCGGACGGCAGTGTTCCCACTTACATCGATGTCGTTGTCGATGTCCAGAAGGTCGCCGATGCGCTCTATTGGATGCAAGATGCCGGCGAAGGCGACCAGCATGTGCAGATATCGGAAATCCTTTTCAATAGCTCCATCAAGGGTTACGATGCCTGCTTTGATTCCAGCCAAGTCGATGCTATCGGCGCATGTGCAATCATCGACGTCATCGCGTACGGGGAGATTATTTTCGGATGAGGAATACGGGTGCCGACAGTTGGCCGATGACCGTTGCTTTCATCGTTATCGTTGTTACTTTGGAAATTATTCGTAAGTGGGAGAGTGAGTGATGGCTGTTGTTGTGAAAGTGTTCCGGACGTGGCCGCAATTCCGCGCTTTGGTAAACAAGATGCTTATCGTCGAACAAGGCAAGATGGGTATCACCGGTTTCGGTGTATTGACTCTGAACGATTTGGCCGATGTCGATTTCTGGGATTACTATCCCGGTAATGAAGGCATGTCCGAAGATGACTGGCGCAAGGCTGCATCCGAAGCCGCGCTGCACGTGCTGGAGGAACAGGACGGCTTTTCCTTCCTGATGGACTAGAGTTTGGTTTGGCCGGCATGTATCGCATGTCGGCCTTTTTTGGGTTGGAGGTAAATATGAAAGTTAGAGTAGGGTCAATTTATACTTGGGTTGCATGCATGCTTGACACGCTGCATCCTTCGATCAAACGTGTGGCCGATGGTACCAAGGTGCGCGTAGTCAACATGAAAGGCTGTCCACCAGCTAATACGATGAACCATTGCTACGCAGAGACATTGGATGGCGAGTGGTTGGGTTTGGTGTGCTGTAGCAGTCTGTACAAAGTTGCAGACGCGGAACGGCTTATGGCAGAGCGAAAGGTAGACGTAGAATGCGAGTAAGAGCATTGGACAAAGTAAATCCGCGATGGATATGCGATTTCATCTCGGAGTCAATTGGTCGGAATCAGGAATTCCGCGTGTCACTCAAGACGCCTAAGTCGAACGTGGTGTTGTTCGAAACAGACAAGGCCATCTGGATTGACGTATTGGACGCGATTCGTGTCAAGTCCAGAGCCACGTACCATATCCACAATTGGGGATTACTGGATGGGGATTACACGTGGGGCGTTAGTTGGGTATCTCACGGTGTGGATTGGTTGGTGGCATTCAAGACCAAGGATGCCTGCGATGAACAATGGGGCGTCCTGAAAGCAAATGTGGAGGCAGATACAAATGGAAAGTAAATCAATTGATCAATTAGGCGACAGCTACGCGAGAGCCTATAACAGACTTTGGGCGGGGTTACCTGCTGCGTCTCACGTACAGGCCACCACGATGCGCTTTGCGCTGTTTTCTGCAGCATCCCGCATTGCCAACCGGACATTTTTTAACGGTGGCATTGAAACCGGACGCTGCGTCTGGCAAATGGATACGCACGAGTTGCAATGGGTGTTCAACATCCTGTCGATGTTCAACGAGCAAATCAATTTGAAGGGTGTCTTTTCCGATGTTACGTTTGCAGAGCTGCTTGATTGGTGTGATGAAATCCAAGTGGATTGGGCGCATGACATGCCTAAGTTCAAGACTTATGTGGAGACTCTTATCGTAGAGTTCCGTGGCTATGCTAGGATTCCATCTGAGGATTCTGAAGACGTGTGATGGGGTGAGACATCACCAGGCCGGATACCGTTTGGTATCCGGCCTTTTTTTGTGCTGCCCGGAGCTGGATTCATGTGGCTGCAGGCCAGATGCATCCGGCGATGGCAGCCTACCGCTGGAGTTACCGCCTGCTCAAAAACCCAACGGATCCGGCTTGCCGGCCAGCTGCCAACCGACCCACCCTGACGGGTGCTTCGGATCTTTTTTCTGCCGCCTCCGGCGGCAGTACACTTCACGACCGCAAGTATAATGTTAGTAATTGGCCAACACACACGTCGCGATTGACTAATTGACTTGATACTTGCGTGGTGTTACTATAGGTACGTGGAATTCCACGCAAAAGGGTATTTTATGAGATTAGATTCGTTAGGGCTTGCAAAAGCCATCTTAGATGACATGGCGCAATCGGCGCCTGCAGAGCTACAGGGTGGATGGAATGACTTTGATGTACGGGTAGGTTTACTCAAAGGTAAGTCATCCGCTACGTTGTATTGGCCATCATGGCGTCTTGAAGTGTGTACATTCCTGTTGCCTGAAACATATGAAGGTGACCCAACCACTATTGAGACTTCAGACTCAACATACATGAGCGCACACAATGAGATCTACACACGATCACACGCTAATGATAAGTCACAGGACTGGGATCAATTGGTACGCGCACCTGTTGTTGAAATCATTGATAGCTTCCTCGAAGGAACATGGACACCACCTTGGCGTTGCGGATTCTGCCGTGATCGTATTCTAGGTACAAGTAAACCTAAGTGGTAATGCGCAGGCGCCTTTCACAAAGTTTGCTACGTAAATACGTATTCAAGGTTAGTACAAAGGGGCGCGTTGTTTGGTGTTCGTATACTAAGCAGGCCAGGCTGCAGATGACAATGTCTTTGCAGATAATGCGTGAAAACAAATCAACTGGCCTACTCACACTCACACGCATGCGTAACCCTCGATGGTCTTCTAATGGAATCGTTGAGTGGCTCAATGGTCATGGATCAAAACCTGTACTAATACGCGCATATCGATTTGTTAATGGTGAGATTGTAGAGCGGATGTATAAGGACACAGACAATGTCCCATACCCTGAGTACTATGATCCAGTTGTGCATCCAACACCAGCACATGCTGCGTGGTTGCATTACGCTATGCACGAAGACGTAATGCTTGAGTTACTATGGCGCGCTCCTGATTGGAAATCATTCTGGATTGCAGCAAAACTTAGCAACTTCAAGCTAACTCCAGATAACTACAAGATGACGCAAGATATCTGTAAATATATGTGGAGTTGGGCGCATAGATTACGTGTAGACGTTGACGCCGATAGTAAGGCTTGATATTCTACCTAAGTAGAAATTAAGAAAGCCTACCGGGGGGATATCCAGTAGGCAGGAAGGACATACAAACAAAGTACCAGAGGGATATTACCATGACTGAGGCAGCGTTTCAGAGTCAGGTCAGGCATGTACTAGCAGCACTAGGTTACACAATTATAGAGGTTGGCAAGACTAGAGCCAAGGTTAAATGCTCAAAGTGTGGCGTAATGGCACACTCTACTGGATGGCAAGGTAACACTCCAGGCGCACCAGATCTATACATACATGCTAGCTGGTGGAAGCATCCAGTAGCCATCGCTATTGAACTGAAGACGCCATCAGGCAGGGTTAGGGAACAACAGAAACACTTAGCTAATATGGGCATGACAGTTGTATGCAGGAGACTGCGTTCAGTCATTGACACCATACTGAATTACGAACATGATCACGGCAGCGATGTTGCCGTAGAAAGATTACAGAGTTTCATAGATAAAAATGAGTGGTTATACAACGATTAAGTACGATCTACGTTTCGTATCTCCTCCCGCTTTTAAGGAGGCATACATCTATGGTGGCGTGAAGGAAGACTACAACCTTACTGCAGCTACGCATCGCATTGGGGACAACAAGTTCTTGATTGTGGCTGACGAACCAGAAGGACTGCGTACGGAGTTATCCATGATGCCTGGATTCGAATGGGATCCAACACAGGTCATGAAGGTTACATGGGGAACCGTCACCAGTAAGTTTGTATGCATCTATTACAACGACGCTGCACGGTACGTTATTGGTGGCGAGGATTTCAATCCTAACTGCGTCATCTGCCATCCTGGATCTGGTATTGCACCAGTCGTTACTAAGACTGTCATCATTCCATACATCGATGACAAACCTTATGTCATTGATGGCACCATCTGTGTTATGACAGAGATTGCTGACATTGAAGCGTCAGCTAGCATACTCGATCCATCCGTTGACATAGATGCTTTGTTTGAAAGAATGTCATGCAAGGCCATAGCAATTAGTGAGTTACCAGGGATAGCGCAAGAGCATAACGCACACAGCTATTTTCTTCATGGCATGAAATTCACCATCAAGAGTCTAGTCAGTGCTTTGTTTGAATACATTGCACTGGATGCGATTACCGATAACGAGACAGAAGATCAAGAAGAACGTTTGCTCAACATCTTGAATAAGAAGGATAATAATGAAAACAAGTGACGGAATTGGACATGTAGCCGAAGCATTGGCTAAGGCACACACTGAAATCAGTAGCATTGAACGTGATGGTAAGAACCCACACTTCAAGTCACGCTACGCTACGCTTGACCAGATCCTTGAGTCTGTAAGGCCAATCCTTGCAAAGAATGGCCTGATCATCGTGCAGAGTAGCGATGATGGCAGCGAAGATCACAAGTACATCAACGTCAAGTCAGCGGTCATACATCTTAGTGGTCAATGGATTGAGACATCTGTACAGATTCCAGTGAGCAAGAACGATGCACACGGACTTGGAAGCGCTCTTACATACGGTCGCCGCTATTCACTCGGAGCCTTGCTTGCTATCAGCACTCAGGAAGGTGACGACGATGGCAACGCAGCAGTAGCTAGTATGCGCAAAGTACAAGCAACACCGTCTGTTACCCCGGCAAGTAACCAACCTTCCCTAAAGGATTTGGCAGGGAATCTTCTGATTGAGATTCAACGCATCTATCAAAACCCGAAGATGGTTATGAGTGATGCCAAGGATGCGTACATCGCCATGTATGGAGAGAACGCTCAGATGACAACTGAGACATTGACTGAAGCAATCAACACGTTGGCTGGAATGCCTGACGCAAAGGTATTCAATGCCTATGTGCTTGGCAAGGTAGACGGAGGAGTCAAGGGCTTTGAATAATGTAATCGAAATGGTGGAGATCCCCGACGAGGACGGGGTGATCCACCTCTACCATCCAGACACAGGTGAGTATGCCGGCCCTAAGAGTCGGTGGTTACCTGCAGAGATCGTTGGTGAAGATGAATTCCTTCAGGTTATGGGAGCAATGGCGAAGAAGAAAGCCATACTGCTGTCAAAGAAAGCTCTCATCGATACGATCATCAAACAGCAACAGAAGATGCTGGGCAATATCCAATCACAGATTGATTACCTTGAGAATCAATACCTAAATCAGATTGGGCGATACGTAGAGACAGCGCTACCTAAGAAAGCTGATGGTACGTACCGGGTAAAGACATTGCATTGTCCGTACGGCAGTGTAGCTATTCGCAGCACCATGCCTAAGATCTCTGTTGCCAACGAAGAAGCGGCTGTCAACTATGCGAAGTCACACTTCCCAGGAGCTGTCAAAACAAAAGAGTCAGTACTGGTTAGCATGCTTCCTGATGATGTCCGTGTGTCTATCCTCGAAGAACCATCTACCTCCATCATGATGGGGCTGCAGGTTATTCCTGGTGAGACAAAGTACGTCATCAAAACTGTTGCTGACGATGCATTGGATACAACGTAATGTCTCTACTAATCTGGTGCCTGATTATTGCAGCATCATTGGTAGTACTTGTGCCATTCTTTGGCATTGTGTACATATCCTACATTGTGGAGAATGACGTACGGAAATACGATGAGTGATGAAATAGTCCACATCGCTTTGATGCCTGACTCAGTTCAGGTATCGGAGATCGGTGTTACATTTGCCGGTGACGTCTCCTATGATGACTGGCTGCGCTTGATGGGTACACTGACACGGCTTGAAAAGGCCGTGCAGTTTGCCATCGGTGATGCCATCAATTACGGACAACACCGTTACGGTGAGAAGTACAGCCAAGCCATGGAAGCAACAGGTCTAAGCATCAAAGCCTTGACTAACTACTGCTGGGTTTCCAACTCTGTACCGATCCAGAATCGCCGAGCTGGAGTTAGCTGGACACACCATCGTGCTGTGGCTAAGCTTCCTGACCACGACCAGATCTCATTACTCCGTCAAGCGGAAGAACAAGACTGGACAGTAGACGACCTAAAGGAAATCGTTACAGGGAAACCTATCAACCCAAGACACATTGAAACAGTCTTTGTTCCAACAGGAATAACACCAGCTCACGCTCAAGAAATCCTCAGACAAGTAGCAAAGTCCGAAGAATGTATGGCTACATTGTGTGAGACATGCCCGTTTAGGATGCAACTATGATCAAGATCATCACAGGTAGTGAATGGTCAAACCAAGAAGGCAGCCTCGTCGTACAGATGACGCTGTCTTCTGCATTTACTAGCCAACTAAAACAATTTACACCAACCACATGGATGGTACTAACTGCGATTATGTTTCAGGTCAAGCAAAGCAATGCTGTAGGGCTGTCTGTGCGCGAAATACGCGAGATAACTGGCATTTCTGAGACAACTATCAGGGATGCCATACAAACGCTCTGTACGGTCAAAATACAAGACCAGAGAGTACTTATGAAGGTCACTCGTAAGTTTGATGATGGCGCATGCAATAGGAACCTTTACGTCATCATGCCATCACAACGCGACCTGTCCTACTTTGTAGGTACCTCAAATTCTGAGGGGGGTACCTCAAATTCTGAGGAGGGTACCTCAAATTCTGATGACCATATAAGCTTACTTTCTGTAAGTAACGCTAATTTAATTAATTATATTCCCCCTATAGTCCCCCATAAATCAAAACGAAACATCTCGATGCCAAAGGATGATGATCCTGCTGCACAGATGTATCGGTCATACCGGCAAGTAATGGGCTTTCCAATTGAGTTCTCACAGGGGGAATGGCAAGGTGTTCATTTAGTTCTGCGGGAAATGATTCGAGCTGGTGTCACAACAGACGAAGTAGAGCGGCGAACACGTAACCTTCTAAACCAATGGGAGAAGAAAGCAATGGTTACAGTCAGAGCATTATGGAAACACTGGTCATCAGCTGGAATCGCAAAGGCTACCGGATATGACAAAGCTAGCGAAATATCCTCAGCAGCAATCGCAGCACTTAGGTCACTGAATAATCATTGACAAAAATACTTGCTTGCTGTACTTTATGTGTGTTGGTTAGTATTGGAAAGAAAAAGGTAACTTAGATGCTTAATTTGACAGAATCGTCAGAGATCTTAGATCGAATCGTTAATCTCCATCAAGATGCAAATCACATTGACCTGATGGTTGTAGCTACAGGTGAACTTCACTGGTTGTTTGGTGGCAGGTTGATCAAGACAGAAACCAGGACTTACCGCCATGACTTCGACGTTATGGAAGTTCAGTTTTTGTTTCAGAAACCATTTGACACTGAGTTTGATGAAGACGGCGACTACATGGCGCCAACGGAAAAGCAGCTTGCTGCACACAACATGAAGCTTATTTTTGGTTTCAATAGCGGTAGAGAATTTGATTACATTGGTGGTTGCAGGATGGCGGATATCTTTATTCGGAACAGCGGCGTCCTTCAACACAAACACATTCGCATTAATGAGACCAAACAAATTCCTTGTTTGGAAATTCTTGAATGGGCAATGAAAATTGATCTAGCAGAGAGAGCATTAGACAAGGAAAGGGCTAGGGTATGACAGAGCAGATCTTCGCACGAGCAGCTAACATCTTAGCTATCATGCCTAGTAACATCGAATGGGATGAGCGCAGCAATGCGCTCTATGCCTTCTTTATGTCTGACTGGAATGACGATCTGGTAATGGCTACGATGAAGAAAGCCTTGTACGACTGCAAGTTCCGCCCAACAACATCTGAACTTGCAGAGATTGCATTCTCAATCATCAAGCCACATAGCAATAAAGATCTAATGTGGGACACAATCACAGACATCACGGTTAAACACATTGAGAATGGACGCAATCACGCATTGCAAAACAGGATCAATGATGGCAAGGCTGATCCAATGACACCTATGCTTGTTGAAGCTATGGGGGGATGGGGACATATAGGCCGCCGGTCTACTGATGACAACAAAGAACGTCTCAATAGAGCTTATAACCAGGTGTTACAATCCATTGATAGAGAATCACTATTTAAGGCACCGATAAACAGGCTACAAAGTGGGACGTCGGAGACAAAACAGATTGATCATTAGTCCTGGCATATGCTTGCAAGGACTTTCTGATCACCGAATAGCTATTGAAGCCCTGCTGGAATTTACTGCTGTATGTTGTAGCCGTAAAAACCACAGGGTTTTTAGGAAATTAGTCTCTAAAATCCAAGCGGGGGAAGGCAACCCAAGCGACGTGCTTTACCAAATGGAATATGCAATAGACCAATACGCCCAACAGAATGGCTTTTGGTTTGGACAAAACGAAGATGTACCAGATGAATGGGGGTTCTATGAGTAAGATTCCTCCTCACCACATAGAAAGCGAAATGAGTTTACTTGGAGCCGTCCTGTTGGGCGGCTCTAAAGTCTTAGCCCTAGTTACAGGGATAGTCCCTGATGGAGGATACTACTACAGAGAAGCGAACGGCATCATCTACGATGCAATGATACAGATATCTGATACACAACCAATTGACATCGTCACACTCAGCGAGAAGCTGTCAGCTGATCGAGTACTAGACAGCGTTGGTGGAATTGGATATCTGATGCAACTTGGTGAATTTGTACCAACAACATCACATGCATCTGCGTATGCAAAGATCATCCGTGAACACAGTAACAGGCGTCGTGTTATCGAAGTATCGATGGACGCTATCGACAAGGCATACGAGTTAGACTCTGACCCTCAATCAATCACTGATGACATCAGCTCTGCATTAACCAATGAGACAGCCAACGCTAACACATTAGATGCAAAACACATAGATGATTCTATAGCCGATGTAATTGAGGAGATAGAAAGCCGTGATGCCGATCACAAGATGTCCGGCATAGCGACTGGATGGAAGTCATTAGATACATTGACAGGTGGATGGCGTAAAGGTGAGTTGATAGTCGTAGGCGCTCGTCCTAGCATGGGTAAGAGTGCTTTTGCTCTAGCATTGTCGAGGAGTGCTACTGGCGCCGGCCACAAGACGTTATTCGTATCTGTTGAGATGAGTATAGACATGACAACTCAAAGGCTTTTAGCCCTTGAGACTGGCATAGACCTACGACGCATCTCCAACTCAGCGTTAACGCAAGAAGAGATATATCGTCTCAGATGCGCGCGAGCTGATCTATACGACATACCGCTATTCGTAAGCGCCAAAAATCCTATGACCATAGGTGACGTACGTAGTGTGGCTGTGCGTATGAATGCAAAGCACGGATTAGACATGATTGTCATTGACTATCTACAGATGATCGAAACAAAGGGTGTTAACCGTGTGAGTGAGATCGGAGCGATTAGCCGTGCGTTGAAAGGCCTGGCTCGCGAGATGGACGTGCCAGTCATGGTGTTATCTAGCTTGAACCGAAAGAGCGATACACGAGACGATAAGCGACCAGTCATGTCTGACCTCAGAGAGAGTGGGGACATCGAGAGTGATGCTGACATAGCGTTATTCCTGTATAGACCATCGTATTACATGAGCGGTGACCCACCACCTATCGATGAAGTCGAAGTCATTATCAGGAAGAACAGGAACGGCCCAATCGGAACAGCAAGCCTAGAATACAATCCATCGATCGGGCGCTTTAGTGATTTGAGTTACGGGGGACTATGAACGAAGGATATAAGTTATCGCCTTGGCTCAGAATAATTATTTGCGCGATGGTCGTCTGTCCGTCACGCGAAGACGTCTGTAGGCGATTAAACATTAATGGACGCCGCTTACGTGATGACCTGCATCGGATATACAAACAGACTAATAGCAAAACAGTCTGGGCTGCAGCAGTCAAGCTCAAGATAATTAAGATTGACTACGAACAGATCCCAGACTGGTTAGATCTTGACGAAGTTGGATTAGCGCCAGGTATTACTTGTCTTATTTCACCTTCATCAAACGGGGATTCAATTTCTTGGCAGCTGGAGAAGCCTTCCGCGATGATGCAGCCAGAATAGCGCCGGCATTCTTCATAGGAATACCTTGCTTCTTAGCAATCTTTGCTTGGACTGCCGCAAACCCTGGGTGTGCGGCAGTTTTTGTTTTAGTCATTATTTAGTTCCTCTAAATATTTCAGATCCCCTACCTTGTCCTAGTAGTTTGATAACACTAGGTGTGTCTTCGTCACCGTAGTAGTTAGTAGTTCGCTTCTTGGCCTTGATAGCTTGTTGTGGTTTAAGTTCAACCTTCAGACCAACGTTGTTTAGTACAGTACTAACTGAAGCGTATAGGCCAGCATTCTTCTCCCATTCATCAGCAGCTTGAAATGTTTCCATCATCTGTGAAATACCAGTTGGGAGACGCTCAGTAACTGCATTGCTAAACCTTACGTCATCCATCCATGGAGCGTATCCTCCATTGTGTTCAATCAAGCGTGGCTTGATGACGTTTTCGTAGAAGTACGCTGATGCTTCATTTTTACCAAAGGTCGGCTCACCGATAGGTGTACGTCCACTAACAAACCAGCTGCCGGCCCAGTTGTAAAGCGGTGAAGCTTTGTACTGCAGTTCGCGATGTATATCCGCAAACGTATCGTACATAACATTGGAACCAGTCTCTCTAGACTTCTTTTGTTCAGCTGGCGTTGCCAGCATAGCAGCTGATAGCAATCGGTAACCTAATCGGTAATGATCAAACACGCCAGCTGGTGCATCCATACGGAAGTCACCAACACGAACACGTCCGATGTTACGGTCGATGTTGGTTTCGACGTCCATGTCATCTGGAAGGAAGTTACGGATCATCTGTGACAAGATCATCAAGAATGCCCATACTCCAACAAGTCTTCCCCACATTTGTTTACCAATAGCCGCTGCTGCACGATCGCCCTTATACAAGTCAAACACAGGGTTATCTTGCCCCATAATGTCTCGCATGAAGCCCATATGAGAACTAGACAACACTGCATTCATAGCGGGGTCGATAAACATCCTTGACAGCAACCAACGTGGCGCCGTAAACAGTACCTTTGCTACCCGGCTAGCACGTGCATCGTATACCGAGTTAGTGGAGTATTTGATATCACCGACACTAACCGCAAGTATCCGAGCTGAATCACGGAGCGCAACTTTGTACTTTTCTGTTCCTGGCTCGTAGCCGTGTGCCATCAACGACTTCTTCATCTGGTCAAATTGAAGCAACAGGATCGTGTCATGAATAAGGATGTTGTAACGCTCGAACATACCCTGACCTGGGAGGTGACCACTCAGACGGTTTTTCATATACCACTCGTCGTTGGTTCCCAATTCATCGATGTCCATCAACGTTGTGCGTACATCATCAACTGTTGCTTCTGGATTCCACAAACGCAGATTGTAAAGTTCACGCTCGCGGACTTCATCAAATCGCTTATCAATTTCAAACATTGAAAGCGGCAACTCTGCCTCTCGCGCTTCTTCGTAGACATCCATATCTCGCAACTTGTTGCCATACTGATGGAACTGCTCACGTCCAAGCTTACGGTAACCAACCTTTTGTCCGTTTGGTAGTTCAATCTGCAAGTTAGGCATCATGCCTCGCATACCAGCAAGAAGTGCTTTGAAGCCGACAGCTGGGTTAGTAAGGAGGATGATACCGGCCTGGAGCGTAGTGAATGCAAAGTCAGCAGACAGTGTAAGGCGAGTAATATCATTCATCTGGTCAATGATGTATCCACCCATGTCAGCTACGTTGACTGGTTTATTTGATGCAGTGCGTTCAGACTTACCTGTAACACTGGCAGTTGGCTCAACATCACCCCAGTCATAAGCTATCTTTACCGGAGGTCTAACAACTTCATGTGCAATATCTAGTTCATCACGTGAACTAAGCATGACAGACAACACAGGGCCAGTGCGATCAGCCTTTTTCTTTGTGTCTGCTGTATTCCATTTATCCAATGACAATGGCGCAATACTGTTACGTGGGATCGATATGTTTTGTAACTCATGGTTTCCACCAACACTGTGTTTGACGTTCAATAGCATTATGCCATCTCGTGTCGGATGCTTCTTGTACAAAGCTTCAACATCAGCAGCAGCAATACCACGTCCACCCATATCAATAACCACAGGGTTATCCATACGTACGTAGTATGGCTTGTTATTAAAACCAGACGTCTTGCTTACACCAGATGGCATGACGTACGCATGAGCCGAAGGAAGCCACCTAGCTGTTCCATCACCAGGGACATAACCAATAGAAACTATAGGCTTACCTGTCCTCGGACGTACACTTGCTCTGTCGTACATCATTTTGTCACGCATGAATGACTTAGCTTGGGTTCCTGCCACACTGTTTAGTTCGTTAGAAATACCAGCGTAGTAAACTCTATTGGCGGTGTTATCTGACGCAACGTGTTCTGCAACACGTTTAATATGTGTTGGAGAACGCTCGCCACGATAGTAGTCATCCATCGCCACAATAAGCTCTGCAACGTCATCATCTGTAACAGTAGCGTCTTCCATTTCATCTAACTTACGTAGAATCTCCTGGCCAGACATGTGTTTACGAATAGCCTTTGTCTGTGTTGGACTAAGGTCTTTAAGAGGGACATTGATACGGCTGTCGTCAGATACAACACTCTCGATTAACGGAGCGCCGTTAGACCAACGCTTAAACTCTGGGGATTCTGTCCTTGCATAGTGTGCAATCGCGCGCGCTGGGGACATACGAAGGACGTTGGTATAAACATGATACGTATGTGATGCGTTTCCTCTAGCATCGTAAGCGCCAACTACCTTGTCATCAGCGTCAGTCTGAATACGACCAGATTTATCAAGCTCTGCGTATCCTTTACGGACTTGTGATTTTACTTCATCAGTCCCCAATGTTGTGTCAGTTACAACATCTAGTGTTTCAACGTTAATCAATGGTTTACGCGATGAGAACATAATGGACTTAGGCACATCAAGACTTGCCATCCGCTCATTTGTACCGCTAATTCCATTGATGATCGCAACTGTCCACCAATGTCTACTTGGGACGAGAATGTCATTCAAGTTCAGCAAGTCTTGTCGGTTGAAGGTGCGACCCCATGGTGTATTCATGTTCGCAACAACAGGTGCGTCTCGCCATTCACCATCAACGTTAATGACTGCTTTACCAGTAAGCATATTAACTTTGACGGTTCCCTTTGGATTGTCAGTTGTACCCTTGGACTTTACAAACGTGACAGTCTGCGGATCGTCAACGCGCATCTCAGGAAGAAGGAAGCGTCGGTATTCACCACGTCCAGTATCAGCGCTAAGTTGCCAAATCTCTGATACAGCCCTGGAAGCTTCAACTAGACTAACTGACAAACGACTACGTAGATACGTTTCAATATTGGTGATCTCAACCTCATCTTTGAATCTATGTGGTGCGTCAATTTCTTTTATACGGTTAGCAATTATCTTCTTTACGGCTCGATCTAAAACATCGGCAGGATGCATCTCATTTAGATCTCGATGCCAAATACCAGACCGATCTCCGACTACTCCCCCGATAACATTACGCACAGCATCAATTGCTTTCCTGATCTCTTCAGGGAAGTGCTCAACTCTAACCTTCCTGTCAGAACCAAGAGAATTAAGGAAGTGTGTCACGTAACTACTTGGGTCAAAGAATGCTCGCATTGTTTGCATAGGTAACAAGCGATCAGCTACAGGTAACAACGGGGAGTAAAGTGCAACAGGCTTGCCAGTTGCAACATGCTCAAGCACTTTGCCAAACACTTCGCCAAATGTCTTAGCATCACCAAGGTAGTCAGGTTTCAAGAACTTAGCCACTTCACCATTGTTTGCAAGTTGCTTGACGACGTAGTCGCCATCGAGGTTATTCCAGACATGCGTAGCGTAAGCGTACAACTGATCTATTCCTGATGCAGTAGTGCTACCTGACTGAGTACTAACCCTGGACACGTCATACGTGCCGTCAGCTTGTTTAAACCTAGACATCAAATACGCTATGCGCTTTATGTTGTTCTTCTCACTAATGTTGTCATACGACAAATCAGTCCCTGTTCTTGGCCTTGCCAATTCAGCTTCTACCTGTTCAGCTGTATATCCAAGGTCATTGTTTATGTAGCGTTTAATAGCGTTAATGATCTCTGGACGTTTCAAGATTTGAGCGTACTTGACATCATTTGATGCACCATCATAAGCAGGACTAGCCTGGATGTATGAATAGATATCAAATCCCAATACATCTTGTGAATCTCTACCTCTAGACATACCACTCGATATGACACGCTCACCACGTCCTGCGTCACGATAATCAAATCGACGTACGTTATCCGAAACAATGATATTGCGATTAGGAACACCAAGTGTTTTAGCTAGGTCAATATTAGCTTCAATAGACTTCTGTGACATTCCAGGGTAAATGATGTAGATAGGTTGACCTGCAACACGGTTAGCTGGAGTATTTGCCTTATATGCATCAATATTGGTGTACTTGAAGTCGTCGTCAAGCTCATCACCTGCATCATCATCGTCGCCACCTGAATCGTCAAGATCACGTTGAGTTTCATCACTGAATCCATCAAACGCTTCAGGTGCTGCCTCGCGCATAGCTTCGTCAGTACGTGTGTAATAAGCCCCAAGATAGTCACTTAGTACTGACAGCATCTCAGGATTAAGGCCATTTGTATAACCTCCGTACTTAACGATCTTGTCTTTTGTAATTTGCGACACATCCCCGGATGCATCTTTGACGACAACTACATTTGGAGGCAATGCCCCATACTTATCCTTGTTACGCTCATACGAGTCCATGTCTGTAGTAGAGGTGACGTTTACGGTAACTAGTGCATCTTTACCATCTGCACCTTTGATGACAAGTTGCGTACCCTTGTACAGTTTACTTTGGCCGTCGTATGGCGCCTGCCATTCAACAAGCTGCTTATTGTCAATGAATCTACGTGTTACGTTTTGAACTGTTGCATTCAAGTAAGATGACGAATCACGCCAAAACGTTGCAATGTCCTTGTTTGGTTTACGGAATTGCGCTTTGTTGGTTTCGCGATTATAACCACGGAATATCCTAGGCATTGAGTTGTTGCGAATACTAGCTATGAGCATTCCTACAACTTCTTCTTCTACGGATGCAGGCACATTGTCAAAATCAATGTTCATGTTTTTGATGTTGGAACGCAGCCCTAGATAGAATTTCTTACGTTCATCTGGAGTCATGCCACGTAGCAACGCATGAAATACTTCATGCATACCATCTTCTACACTACGTGCGGATAAACCAACAATAACACTGGATGACATACCTTCTGCAGCAGCTCGTTTAAAGACAAGGGCATTAGCCATAGCATCCAATGCTGGTGCATTGCGCAATAAAGCAAACGATGCCAATCGTTCTGAATAGAACTTGCGCATGTAGAACGCGACACTTTTAGCAGCATCGTTATCTGTAGACAAGATAGATCTAGTTACCCCATCTTCAATTATGTTACCTTCTTCATCGTAAACATCAGCCGTTTCATCTTCACGACGTTTAGTCTCTAAGTCTGACGCAGAACCAGTAATCCTAGACTTCCGAATATTTAACTGCCGCATCGCCCAGGCACGTGCAAAATGATCAACGATACCACCAAAAGCACTAGCGCCTTCAGGGCTAAAGTTGTATTGCTCAATCATGACTGTCTCAAACTGATTACGGTTTCTAACAGTCGTAGCGTCAACCTCAACACGATTACCGTAAAGTTCGGTGGTAATTGTCTCGATTTGACGACTATTGTTTATGTCACCATATTCAACTCTTAGAGGCCGTGATTCCGAAGCGGTTCGTCGGGTTCGTGAACGCCCAGTAGCACCACCATCGCGGTTATATGCAGCGTTTACCGCAGCCTTACGTGCTTCCTCAAGCTGTTCTTTTAATGCATCTAATTCAGCTTGTATTGCAGCAACTGTGTCTGCATATTCCTGTTCACGTCGCTGTCGTTCAGCTTCAATAGCAGCTAATTGCTCATCAATAACGCGCTGTTGTTCAGCACTAATAGCTCGACCAGATCCAATCTCATTTAGACGTTCTGTAAGCGTAGTCATGTTCTGCGTAAGCAGGCTAATTGCTTCTTCTACAGCAGCGGTATTCGATGCATTCTGTGGAGTGCCGTTAGTAATGATTGTCCGCAGATTCTGCATCTGCGTTTCGTACTCTCTTGCCTGGCGCTCCAACTCACGCTGCAATGTCTCTGCAGCCTGGCGTTGTTGCTCTGTAGCCGCTCTTTGTGCTTCAGTTGTTGCACGATTCATATCAGCCCGTAGCTGATTCATTTCACGCTGCAATGCCTGTTGTGCAGTACGTGCTTCCTGCTTGTCCTTATTAGCTTGTTCCTGCAGATCAGCTAGTCTCTGTCGCGCTTCATTGAGACGGGTAGTGTTTTCGACCTTAAGGCGTTCCACCTCAACTTCTGCTGCGCGTAGCTCAGCATTTTGTTGTTGAGTTCGGCGACGGAGTTCGAGGTTTGCATCAAATCGTCGGGCTGCTTCGGCTCTATCACGCTCTCGTTCAGCTTCCCGTTTAACTCTTTCTTCTTCACGAGCGGCAAGCCTTTCGGCTGCCTTAGCTTCACGCTCATCTGCTTTACGCTTCTTTTCAAGATCGGCTGCTGATGGTGCTTCAATATTAGCTGTTGCCAACCAATTGGCGTCACGAATATTTTGACCAGTCGCGTACTGAACAGTACGTTGAATAGCTGTATTGACGGCAACACGGCGATCAGTGCCAGCTGCTGGCGTGTATACCGCTTCAGGTGTTCTTGCAGGATCAAATCCATCGACAGCATTATGTACATCAAATGATCCATCAGGCTGTGCAATGATTACGTACTCTGTCTCAAACGCACGTTTAGGCGCACCCTTACCATCTAGTTCTGTAAGCTTGACACGAAGTCCAAGATGACCGTCTTCTGTCCTATAAATAGTTCCATCTACATTGCTATATCGTGTACGCGCAACGAAAGATTGAGACGTTGAAGCTTCAGTCCCAGCTAGAGTATCTCTAGCTGAAAACATAACCTCTGGCAAATCTTCGGTTTCAGCTTCAGTGCCGGCTTCAGGTGCTAATGGTTCACCTTCAGTTTCAGCTTCAGTGCCGGCTTCAGGTGCTAATGGTTCACCTTCAGTTTCAGCATCTACTTTACCTTCAGGTGTAGACAGGTCGAACCGATCAAGTAAAGACGAAAAGTCAATAGTATCCAGAGCAGATGTTAACGATGTACCGAGACGAGTACGTGTAGTGGATGACAGTTCAATAATGTCAACACGATCAGCTGTAATACCAGCTGCTGCTGCAATATCACCTGTATCTTCGCCGTCAACAGTACCAATGGTTCCGTCACCGTCTACATCTTCACCTATCGCTGATTCAGCTGATCCAGGAGTAATATCATTACCTAAGTGATCGCCAACAATTTGACTATTTTGTACAACAAACGCACTCTTGGTTGGGTGATCGACAAGTCTTACAAAATAACCCCTATTGCCCTTACCAACAACGATTGCTACAGCACGTCCAAATTCTTTAGTCTGTACATCAATAACATCTGCGCGACTGAAACGGTCATCTGCAGGTTCAAATTTTAGATCACCTTCAATATCCTTTGCTACATTAGCTCGGTAAATTTCAAGTAATGCATTGCGCTTTGCCGGGTCTTCCTCAGACTTATATGCATCCCACTCAGCGGATCTAGCACTGCGCCCACGACGAAGTAATCGCATCTGGTCATCTGTAAGTTCAACGACTTCTGCATTACCAGCACCTGATGCATCAGCAAACCGCCATTGATTAGGCCCAATACGTTGCTTTGGAGAAAGTTCAGCTAACGATGAAGGAAGGTCTTCATCACGCACCATTCCGCGCACATATGGTTTCCCAGCATCATCTGGGTTAATCTGGGATTCATTTAAACGAATGTGAGTACCATCAGGCAACGATACTACATACATGCCTTGACGGTCGTTACCAACCTGTTTTACAACGCGACCTGGAAACAGGGGTAGATCGTTTGATAGCAGTATCTTGTCCTTGAATATGCGTGTGTCTGCATTGTCAAAAACATTTGGGTCAAAATTAGCTGGCTTAGCATTAGGGGTCACACCTTGTGCTGTAAGGACTTCACCTACACGCTTACGGATTTGCGCATTACCAATTGATGTAAGAGGTACAACTTGAACACGGCTGCGTCCATCACGATTTACGTCACGTACAACAATTCCAGCATCACGACTGATACCAATTACATTACGTGTTATCCCACTTCGGCTATCGGTGTATGAGATTACAGGTTGACGTTTGAATAGATACATCACAGTTTGAAGGCGCTCGGCTGCAGAAGCAGATCTACGTCCTTCAAGTGGAAATTCGTTATCTACATAAATGTTAGCTTTACGTGCCTTAGGGTTATATAGCGCGTACTCAGCACCACGAAGAATAGGTCGCCCATACTCATCTGTATCGCCGGTCAGCTTTCCTCCTAGGTTTAATCGTATAAAACCATCTCCGGCCTCTGATGGAATACTTTCAGCCATAGGCGCTTTAGCTGCCCTAGATTCAAGTATATTGTCACGTCTTTCGGCTAGCTTACTAGCAAGATAACGCGGATCCATCGCTTTATCGGCTAAGCGGAAAGCTTCTTTACCAAGCGCTGTTTCACCACCAAGCAAGGCACCAGTTAAACCATCACCAATAATTTGCCATGGAGAATAACCATCTCCACCAGCAGCCCTATTACGTTCGGACTGCATGTAAGATTCGTACATGCCTTGTGCTGCTTCAATAGATCGGTCACCAAGATCACTTACTGTCTTATTTACACCAGTGTTCTTGAGCGCGCGTGTACCTTTTTTAGACAACTGGTCAACAGCAGCTTTTACACCAACGCCTGGTATCTTTAGTGTTGGCTTGAAGAATGCAAGGTCACCAGCAAGTGAACCCAATCGGCTGGCAAGCGGGTATTCATAAGCGTTAGTCTGGCGAAATTCTGTTCTAGCTGCATCTGCTGCAGAACCGAGCAGAGTACCAAAGGCCTTGTTGTTAATAGTCTCGTTGATAGATGTACCAAGTGTGCCTCCACCAGCTGAACCTAACAGTCGCCCAGCAAGTATCCCAACGCCCCTATACTTCTTAGGAGCCAACGCTCCCAAAGCTACGCCAATACGCGAACCGCCTGAGCCACCAATGATAGTGCCTGGCATAGTGGAAAGTCGCTCTTGAAAACCAGATCCAAAGGCAGCTCCAGCATCTTGAAGTGGTTCTTCACCTTGTTGATATGCTGCTTCTGCACCAATGCCGCCGGCATTTGTAAGCTTGTCAATCGCAGCTTCAACAGGTTTATAAAAACCCTGGGCCATACCAGCAGCGATTTGTGGAGCTTGTTTGAAACCTATGCCAAGATCACGAAGTGTGTAATTACCTGACGCTACATCAAAGTCAGTGCCACCAATAAACGCAGCACCTTCCGGCGCACGACCACGACTAGCAGGGCCAAAACGCTGGACGTCAGATCGGTCGTACCCTAATTTACCTAAGTACTTTTCTTCATCAGCTTGAATCTGCGGTATCTGTTCACCGAGATATTGTTTGTAAGCTTGACGCTTACCTTGGATAGATTCAGCTGATAGGTCTGGGCGATACTCATTTTCAGGAGTAAAGTACTGCCGCTTCTCTTCATCATTAGCAAGCACCAAAGCTCGCTCTGCTTTAAACGTTGCGAGCTGTTGGCGTGTACCTTGATCTACAAGACCATCTTTATATAAACCGTCAACGGTATTTTTGAAATCACGGGAAAACAGAACTCTGTCATACCGTGAAGCATTTGCTATGTAATTTAATGCACCATCTTTGGTAGTAAGGTCAGGCTGACTATATACCAAGTTATTGATAGCATTTGCACGTTGATCTTCCGTTGGACGTCCTATACGCATATCTCCATTCTACCGACTAGCGTAATACTTATTTGGAAATACGAGTACGCCATCTATCTGCCCATTCAGCTGGATCAACTGTAACTGGCTTTGTAACCTTAGGTTGCTTTGGTGGCTGTGGAGTTGGAGGCTTGGGTGGCTCTGGCTTAGGAGGCCTTGGCGATGTTATCGGACTAGGCCCAGGCCTAGCGCCGCCACCAGTTACAGCTCGCGGAGCAATTCCAGGCAACGCACCGGCTGAGTCTGGCCTTCCTTGAAATTCTGGAACATTACTTAAAAGGTAGTCTCCAGTTTCGTTAGCCATGTCTTCTTGATAACCAACACCTTGCCCATACCGTACACCGTGGGTCGTCCCTGGCATTGCGTATGCAGATGGATTGTATGCACGTTTCGCACTTGCGTCGTATACACGTTTTGCATCTGGATCATTTGGATACCGTTTTAGAAAATCAGTTGCTAATTTATGACCATAAATAGCGTTAGCACGAATTGCGTTTATCTCACCAACGTCACCAGTTTCAGCTGTAATCCAGTTGTAGTAGATACCAGCCATTCGTTCAGTCTCATTGACTGAATCTAGAATAGATTTACCTTGAATCTTCCTATCTTCAGGTTTAATGGCAACATTATTCATTAGGTCACTATAGGCTTTAGTACCCACCTGAATAGTAGTCCTAAAATTATTCATTGTGTCCATACCACGCTGAATAACACCCTGTACGTTAGCATCTTTCTTGAAGTTAAATTCGTTACCACGTTGGTTAAGGTTGCCAGCCCAACGGGTCATTCGACCATCTTCCATCATCTGTGCAATTTGCAAACGGTCTTGTGCAATCTGTGCTTTAAGTCCAGCAAACTGAGCTAGGTATGCTTTTGTTGCATCGCTAGCTTGCATCGAGACTATCTTTTGTTCAATCAACCTGATGGAAGGATTCATCTTCTCAGTGATGTCTTTAGTTTTTGCTTTAGCTAGATCCACGCCAGCCAATGTCTTATCTACATTGGCGGATTTGATTGTACCTAGACCGTACTTAGCTTTAGCAGGAACCAACCCTTCTTTAGGAGCGCGCTCACCATAAGCAACAACATCAGTAGGAGGAACAAATGGTTGACCACCTGAACGCTTGTATGCAGGAGTAGATGGCATTTGCCATACAGCCTTCTGCATAGCACGATCTTCTTGATCTTTGCCTTGAATGTTTGGCGGCCCATAAATACCAGCCATTGAACTTTGCTGTGGAGACAAGTTCATGCGTTGACCAGTAAGGAAGTTACCAGTATTTCTATTTTGACCAAGAACAGCTTGCTGATTAGTAATCAATGACGGGTCTGGCTCGTTCTTTATAGCTTCACTGTAAGGAAGTATTTGACCTACCATTCCGCCAGTTGGTTGTTGGATTTGTTCGCCCGGAACAAGACCCTTCTCCATGACGCCTTGCATAGGAGCGCCAGGCAATGCCAGCATTCCATCAATATCTTCGTCAGATAGGCCAAACTCTCTGCCTGGCCCGGCTCCAGCAACACGTTTTAATACTTGTCGTGCAGTGTTAATAGCCGTGTATTGTTGATCTGGATCATCAGTTTCAAACGCTTGTTTGATGTAAGGTGCAATGATTGTATTAGCTTGACCAAGCATAGAGTTGCGCATTAGTCCTTGCTGATACTTTGCTTGATCTTGATCAGCATTAGCTTTACGTAAAGATTCATCCTGCATGAATCCAAGCTTCAACGATTCAAGCGCATTGCGCTGCTTGTCAGACTTTACGCGCTGCATGTTCGTAAACATGGTCGAGCGCTCTCTTCGTCCTTGATTCAGAGCGTTGAGGTAACCGGTACCTAGACCAGTAAAGACTTTAGCCAAACCACTTGATACAGCCATATTTCACCTATAAACCGAGCGCAGGAACCCTTCGGTCAAGAATTCTTCTCCTTGGGTCAAATAGTCCAGGGACTTGTGTTTGATATCCTAAATCAGGTCTAAATCCTGTTCTAGGAGCAGCTTGCACTTGTGGTGCAAAACCACCTCCTCGTGGTGCAAGATCTCCAAAATAAGGATCTTGCATCATAGGGTCTTGGTTCATAAATCCATCCCCCATAGCCTTGATTTCGGAGCCATCACCGTACAGCTTCATCATGTCATTGAACTGCCCACGTGACTGTTCCATACCCATTGCCGTACCGGCCAGGTTAGCTATGCCGCCAAGAGCCATGGCCTCACGGTCACGATTGTTCTGAGATATCGAATCAGCACGAGCTTTTTCCTGTGCATTGAGGTTGTACATCTGCTGGTCAATACCCATCATTCCAGAGCGCCCTTGATTAAACAGGTTTTGGCCACGTCCAATCTGGTTACCAATCATGCCTTGAAGCGCGTTGATGTACTGTGGTTGCATTGCAAGGTCTTGCTGGGCAAGTCCGTACGCTCCTTGTGCAGATCCAGCTGCAAGTCCTTGTTGCACCTGTGCTGCGCGGCCTAGGAGGTTACCCCCGCCCATAAGGCCTGCAGCCCCACGTAGGCCGGCCATGGCCTTGTCAGCACCAGCTTGTGCAAACTGTGCAGCTTGCGCCTGCGCGCGCGTAGCGTAGTCACTAGATAGCCCACGGGATGATAGATCGTTTAGGCGCGATATCTGCGCTTCCATCATAGGGTTGTACTTGTCCAGCATCTGCTGGCCAGTACCCATATCAGCCCCGTAAGTACCACGCATGTTATTTAGGTTAGCTTTTGACTCACCCATAGCAAGCTCTTGTTGCGATGGGCCTTTTTTTCCACCACCGAACAATCGGCCAATACCGCCACTAATACCCTTCAGAAGGAAAGGTGCAGCTGCCATTGCTGCCATACCTAGTGGCCCACCGAGCGCACCTAGAGCCTGACCACCAAGTGCAGTTCCTAGGCCTTGCTTGAGTCCATACTTGAGTAGTTCATTCTTGGCTGTACCCATCAAAGAACCCGTAATGGCTTGGCGTGGATCTCCACCAGCAAGAATATTAAGGCCAGCCGTAACACCAGCTGAACCTAATGGGGATTTTGCAAATTTTCCTAGACGACCGTATGCGCCGTTGCCAGCACCATTCATACCGATATTTAGACCATCGTATCCGTTACTCATTATGCCACCTTGTACCAAGCGTAAGTCGTTTCAGAGTTAATACCAATGAACGTAGCTGCTGAGTTTTGTGCCATTAGCCCTGTAAAACCAGACGGGACAAACAAAGTGTCACCTGACTGTGCAGCAAATGTAATAGCGTTGGCTGTTGAATCTTTTTTAACCACAACTACAAGTTTACCAACAGCGGCTCCAGATCTAGGTAATGTAACTAAAACAGCTGCTGCTGTAGCATCTGCAATCACAAAAGTAGATCCTTCCTCTAAGCTAATACCAGCCGTCACTTCATAGATCTTGTAGTTAGAGGGAGTGTATACAGGAATAGGTGTACCAAATTTAACACCTTCGTCAATCGTTACCATTGACGCGCCAGGCTGTATACCACCGATACCGATAGCGTCCGGCGCCTCTCCACTTACAGGTGCTGGTATGGGCATTAGTTAACTCTCGCAATTCTTGAATCTTGTGCATGTATATGTACGCCTAGCAGTCGCATCGATGTGCGCGTAGTACCAGACAAAGCTACTTGAAACAAAGGAGCCAATACGTCACGTGACACATTCCGTATAGCAACTGGTCTATTTACACCCGCAGGGAACGTCCATGTAGAACCAGTAGAAATACCTAGCGGGTTACCAGCAGATGCATATGTACCCATTTGATTCTGGACAGACCATGAAACTTGTTGGGAAACACCTGTTTTTGCTGTGCGATATCCACTTACTGTAGGAGACACGGCTGTGCCTCCAGATGACGTACTTATCTGATACGTCGTGTTTGTCCTGGCTATTACAAAGTACGTAGTGTTTACTGTCACGTTACCAATAGTAGAGTCATACACCAACGTGTCACCAACCACGAAGTCATTATCACCAACAATCGTAGTGTTGCTAGCAGTGAAATTGGATAACACTGTCACGTAATTGTTAGCGTAGTGTAAGTTGACTTGTGAGACACGGTTGAGGTTGTAGTACGCAATTCCTTCGCTGTATGTCTGGCCATGCTGCCTACTCAACATACTCCAAGGAATGTCAGCAACAGTCCCACCAGTACCTCGATCACGTGTGCCAGTTAGCTTGTATATTTGACCTGAGTTGCCATCGTTGCCTGCAACGTAAAACTCTTGCGTGTCGTTACCAGCTGACATTGCTACGCCATTAGTAAACCTAATAAAATCAGTATTAGCTGCGTTACGAAGTGGTCTCCATCTAGTCCAACCCATCGTACGGAAATCCAACACATACACATAAGTGTTTGCTGATTGTGGATCAGTACTGCTAGCTATAACATCACCCACACCAGGAGCAAATATATAAAGCCTTTGATTATGTAATGCATAAGTAATACGCCTATACGCAGCATTGTCTAAGTCAGGAGCATTCATTGACTTATCGAGTGAAAGCATCTTACGTAGTTCGATGGAGCGTTGTTCAATTACTCCATCATTAAACTCGACCATACCAACAGGTGTTTGCCACAGCAATCTACCAGCAACACTAACAACAGCGTTAGGCGCTATGCAACCAGATGATGGTTCACGGATCATAGCCTGAATGGTAAACGTAGATGGATTATAACCGAGCATAGGCAATACGCTATTCTCACGGAGTATGAGCATGACAGCTGTAGAGCTATTGCTCATAATCATATTGTCGCCACCGTAAGGAAGTAGTGCTACGACTTTTTCGTTATCGTCTTTTGACGAGATGGTAAACGACGTTCCCTTGTATGCATTGGAGGGGTCATTGAAGTCCGGAACCCAGGTACTGTAGACCGCAAACTCGTTTTGCACGTCAAGGATCCACGACGCATAAACCGTGTTGTCTTTGACTGTCCACAATCTATTCTGGTGTACTGCAATACAGGATGCTCCCGACGGCATCGGATCGCGTCCTTGTTGGTAGATCTGACCCTGATCATAAGGCGCTCCCTCATAGAACAAGTCTCCATCAGGAACGTTATCAGCAAGACTAATCATATTCCAACTTACACTACCATTAGTCTTAGTTGTAAATGTGCTAGTCCATTTAGTACCAACAATGCCGGCATCCAAAGGAACACAAGCAATAAGCCTGAATCTACCATCAGTAAAAACAGTAGTACTACGACGGTAGACAAGTGCGTGGCTGTATTGAGGGTGAATGTTTAGCGTTGTCGTACCACTAGCCGATGGCGTCAATACTGTCCCACCGTACGTTGTACTTATGCTGAATTGATCTTTAGTCAGACCTGTTGCAATTACGTAATACGTTGTGTTTGCTACAATGTTTCCTACTGTAGTAGTAAACTTAACCGGGTCACCAGCTCTAAACTGGTTAGGTGTAACAATCAGGACATTACCGCTTGCTATGGTTACAGTCTTTGTACCAAACGTACCCCATGGGACAGAATGACGCATGTATATCGTACCGACTTGACAAGCCATAGTGTGTACACCACTAGGGATAGATCCAGCGATAATCGGAGCGCCACCTTTAGTTGCTGACAATGTAATAATTGATGACGTAACCGACACTATGTAGTAAACGGTATTAACTGCAAAGTTTGTAGGCAACGCACCAGTAGTCGTAAACTTTACTGTTGAGTTAAGTAATGTGCGCGTGGTGTCAAATGTACCACTTATGTTGGCACTACCATTTGTAAACGTTACGGTATACGAATCCCCCGTAAATGTCTTTGCATACCAAAGAGCGTTGGCTGTATCAACTCTAAAAGGCGTATTTGCAACAATTGAACAAGTGATGTCGGCAGAGTTACCAGTGTTCCTGTAAACAAACGAGCCACTAGTAGATGACACAATATCTATCTGGTTGACTTCAGGAACGACTGACGTAAAGTATGACGTTGGAGATGAGCCTTGTATTGAAATCTCTGTTGTGTCATACCGAATATCGTAAGGCAAACTTTCATCTGGATTCAGAATGATAGACATACTACTAAATGCTTTAGTAGAGAGGACAGAGTTCGATGAGTTAGATGAGTCAGACTCCATACCTGTCTGACTAACTTCGTTTACCCTATACGTTGGTGGACGCAGGTTAGGCTGATCTGAGCTATACCACCGCGTGAACAAGTAATCGTACGTAGCGTTAGATGTCAACCTACCGTTTACGACAAGCTCACCAATATTGAATATGACGTCGTTGTGATTTAGAGTAGATACGTCTTGTTCTAAACGTACGTAAACGTACTGAACGTTAGTTCTTTTGTCTTGCGCAATAGGATATATATTCCAGGACATATAACCCTTGGTTGGATCGTAGTCGCCAAACCCAGACCATGTAATAGCTGTAGCACCAACCCCTTTAATACCAAGCGAGGTGTATGGAGGAGATGCTTTTAATGCGTCAGGGAAGTCCATCTTCATACTGATGTAGTCTTTGTTTGACCAATCGCTATCTGGAATACTGAATCCACTTAACCTAACTGCTAGATTCTTTACGTAACCAGCGCCAGCTGGAAGGACACTACTATTGCGTTGCTGAACCCTAATAGGAAGCATGTTTGAACTATTGAGGACATCGTCAGCTTTAGACGTTAGGTTTTGGCACATAGCGTAAAGACATATGTTGTCTACCAATATACCTTTATCATCTGACGTCCCTTGAGCTGAGTTACCAGTCTCAATCCTAAACCGAATTTGAGTCATGGTCGTCACCCATGCCCTGAAGTCGATTACAGCAGTTATTTTCTTCCAGTCAGTAGGACTAGTGCCAATAGCTGGCTGCATTACTTGCGTGAATACAGCACCAGGAACAGCTGCGCCACTAACATCTAATCCAGTAACAGTTATCAACACAGACTGCTGCCGAGGAGCGCTCAATGCGTCATTATTAAACATGACAGCCTTGAAATAAAACATACCAGCCTTAGACGTAACGCCATCGTATGTTAGATCTGGCACTGCTTTGGTGACGAAAATAAAGTCACCGCCGGCATCTAATAATAATGCTTTAGTGTTTGATGATCCGGTTACATACGGTGATATGGATCCTTTACCACCGTGCCATGTAAGCGAAGATATAGTTCTGACTGTAGATGTACCAGCACCTGACGTACTCCACGGCGCACCAGGGACAGCGCCAGACGTGTCGCCTTCAAACGTGTAACCAAACGCGGTTGACGTGTTAGTGATAAGTTCGTAGTCACCGGTGCCTGTATTAAACTTGTTGCCAAACGTAGCTACTGCTTCATCATTGTCGATAGACGATATACCACTAATAGCTTTGACTGGAATAGTTGTAGATGTTGCTGACGGTGTAAGGAGATCACGTCCGTTTTTCATTGGCCCTTTAAGTGAAGGGACATAATCAAACGTAACACCGTCAGTCCTAAACATATTGAACCCAGCACTACCTGGAACACCATAAATGTACTTACCGTGCTGAACAAGCTTTACGTCTGCAGCATTGGCAGTAATGCTAGCTAACGTTGTGCTTGTCGATCCACCTTTAGTTATTTTTTTGATCTGAGCGCCACTAGATGACCCAATTACAAATATAATTTCATTACTAACATTGTCACCCTTACGGTAAGCAATCATTTGGTATATAGGAAAAGTTTCAGCAGAAGACAATTGGGCTTGCCAACCTGGACGAACAGCTAATGCGCCGCCATCATTCCAAAGATTGACAGCATCTTGGATTTGCCCGGCTTCAAGTAAACTTGGCTGTGTATTGGTGTTAATACCAATAAAGCGCCTATCACCAAATGTGTATGGCTGATTAACGGCAGCTGCACTTCTCGAATTATCTGGCATTAGTCACAAGATCCTCTACTCCATTGTATTCCACTTACGGCAAGCTGTTTGTACACTAATGATTCTGTTGGGCTAGTCACGTACGTGCCAGTTACGTTTGTGGCTACGGTGTATATGTTTATTGGTTGAACATAACCCAAGTTGTACATCCTAAATA